TACGAATGAATACTATGCTATTGGCGGTCGTGACAAGGAGAGCGATGAAATGTTCCGGAGACGTATCCTGAACTACCAGAACGTGTATGCCACAGCGACGATTGAGAAACTGACTCAAATCTTTCAGAATTTCGATAACAGAATCCTCAAGATTATGTTTGTAGGAATCATGGAAGACTCATTCATTCACATACAGTTGGCGACACAGAACGGTCAAGAACTTTCCTACGCAGAGTTGAAGACATTGCTTGAAAAAGCGACCCCCTATTTCGGTATCGGAGACATGATAATTTCCGGGAAGTTGATGGGTATCAAGTTGGAGAACGCTACGTGGTACGAAGTCGGAGGGGAAGACGGTGTTGATTTCCGTTGTGAACTGGAGGCTGGCTATGATACGGCAACCGTTCGAAAGAATATACAGGTAGGAATGACGAAGTATCTTGACTTCCGTTTCTGGGAGCCAGGACAGCGTGTTGAGTGGGATAACCTGTTGGAAATCGTAAAGAACACAGAGGGAGTTCGCTACGTTGCGTCAGAGTGGTTCAAGCCATCAGTTGATGAGCCTGTATCAGATTTCATGCTGCCGAGGATTAAGAAATTCATCATGAGGGACTTGGAAGGAAACGTGATGTTTGACGAGTCGAAAGAGTTCTCTCCGGTGTTCTATCCCGCAAATTAGAGTTGTTTCAAGAGATAAAATGCAGTATTTTTACGGTGAATATTAAATAAGGAACGATATGGAAGATTTGGAAATAAAATTGAAAAGACAGGAGTTTTCCTCTACGGCAACCATGGGAGTTATGAGTGTCAACGGGTTGAGAATTGCTGATACGCTTGAGGACACCCAAAGGAAACTTCCTGAGACCTGTCCCTATACCCCAAAAGGGAAGTCGTGCAAGTGTCCGGAAAAGGTGTACGGAGAAACCTGTATTCCTCCAGGACGTTATAAAGTTATCTATCGGTATTCTCCGAAATTCGGAAAAGAATATCCTGCTCTTGAAGACGTGCCTCACTTCTTGGGGATACTTATTCATGCAGGAGCAAATCCCGGACATACCGAAGGATGCATTTTGACAGGCGACAGGGTTCCTGGAAGGGAGCAACTGAGGAACCAGTTCAACGTCACTGACAGGGTCAAGAAACTTGTCCGTGAAGCGATTAAGGCTGGGAGGAATGTTTGGATAACCATTGAATAATAAAGATATGAAAAAGATTTCGAAAGTGGCTTTTATGCTTGTGGGAATAGTTCTTTTGGTTTCTGCGTGCAGCCGAAAGATTTATATTCCCGTGGAGAAGACTGTTACAGTAACGGAAACAGTACGGGACACAGTCGTACAGGTACAACTCGAGAAGGAGTATGTGAAAGTAATCACACCTGATACGACAAGCACGGTTGAAACGAAATACGCTCGTTCAACCGCAACATATCATGGGCAGTCAGGTTTGCTCGAGCATGATATCGAAAATAAGCAAGACAGTATTCCGGTCAAAGTGGTGTATAAGGATAGGGAAGTAATTAAGGAAGTTCCCGCTCCGTATCCCGTTGAGGTCGAGAAGAAAGTTGAGGTTCCGAAACGTATGCCGTTACGGTGGTGGGAAAAGATATTCTTCTACACAGGGATAGCCACTGTTGGCGGAGGAATCTTTTGGCTGATAAGAAAATTTAAGAAGTAACAATGGCGACAATAAAGTTTAAAGAATTTCCTCGAGTTGGACAGGGGTTTACAGTTCACACCCAAATGATTCCACCTGCGGGATTGGTAACGGTTCTGAGGGCAGCACGTTCTGACCAGCAGAGCCTGTTCCGCTATTCAAGGGATGGGGGTGAAACGTACACCGAGTGGATAACTTTGACGAAAGAAACTTTCAGTGAACTGGGTCGGCTCACTGACAGTTGTGATTTGGTTCTTGACTACGTGACGAAGCCGTATGTCAAGACGCGAGCCTTTATTGACCCATACGCTGACCCACTATCAACTACCATTTACGATAAGACGATTTTTAAGACGTTCTTTGACAGCAACGACCCACAGGTTCTGACGTGGGCGATAAATGTCTTAGAGAAGCTATTTGAGCCTGGAATAGTCCCAATGTATGTGAGTCGCAACAACCAAGACGACTATAATACATTCTTCCTCACGATGACCCACTATTTTGCATTTGTTGTAATCTATGCACGAAACTATCGTCAGTTGGAGAACAGCGATTTGCTCATGAAGGAATTCATCGAAGGATGGGGGTTGGTGTATGAGAATATTGATACACTTGACCAGCGTCGTTACCTGTTCAATAATTGGATTCAAGAATTCTACAAGAGAGGAACATATCAAGTCGTAGAAACGGGTGGAACGATAGAGGGTGAGTTGAGACGGTTGGTAGGCTACGAAAAGCCGAATGAGTTCATCTTCGGAGTGTTATCCCCACAGAACGTGGGTTGGTGTTTAGGGTGGAGTTCTCCTACTTGGTATGGTACGGAAACTGTTAATGCCGTGTCAAAGGGTTGGGACTATGGACCCGACTATGCCGGAGATACATTCAGCGACCTGATACAGTTTGACCAAGATGAACTTCAGATGAAGCGTACAGGTGCTCCCGAGACGAATGAGATTTACACAGTTTATCCGTGGCAGATTTATACAGGGGAGGACGTTCCGGCTGAGTTTTCGGAGTCGTACACTATCGGAGTCGGACCATTGAAGGATTACCCTATACTCGGTGCGGTGAAACGAAAATTCATTGATAATATGTACGTCTTCCAACCGACAGGTGGAGGAAGAGTAGGTATATCAACCGAAGCCGATAAAAGTAAGGCGATGGAGGTTTATCCCGGAATGGACTACGAAGTGACTGTATGGGTGAAGGCACTGAGTTTAGGGAACCAAAACATTGAGTTTGGGGTGAACTGTTACGATGCGAATTTCAACCTTATCAATCAGGTGCGTATCACCGACTGGCGGGAGACAAACAGTTTCTTCACGGGTTCTCGTTATCAGAGTCCCTGTAAGGTTCCAGGAATATACTACCGATTGAGGGGTATCATCTATAATGTGCTTGAACAGAAAGACGAAAGTCTGTATTTGAATTTCGAGAACGGAAGACCGCTTCGCTTCATTGGTGATGTGAAGTATATGGCTCCCTATATCGTTCAGGACAGGGATTCAATTTCAGCGGACATTCTCATTGCCGGAATAGTTCTTAAACCGCTTGACCTCCCGTTCTCACAGGGGTATCTGGGACAGAAGAACGTGATAGCAATGTATGCCCAAATCAAGTCAGCAAGAACGAAGAACGATATTGAAGAGTTCGTGAGACGATACCTTGTATCATACAAGAATGTCGTGTCGTACACATGGCTGGATTGGGTGGTACGAACTTCCTACTTCTTGACGTTCAATGTCAAACGAGAACTTGACGGGCAACCTGTACAGGGTGCGCAAGTAGAGTTGAGTAACGGGTTTATTTCATCGACGGACGCCAATGGGTATGTTCGTTTTGAAGTGTCAATGAATGAGGTTATCCGTTATACTATCACCGCCAAGGGAATAACCCAGACTGGGGAAGTAACAATGGATAAAGACAAGACGCTTGACATCACAATGAACTTGCCTCTTGACGTAAACATTGAAATCGTTGAACCAGGATGGGGAACCGCCACAGTTGAGGGAAGCCGTTTGCCGAGAACAGAAATCACGCTTACTGCTACTCCGAGCGAGGGATATACGTTTAAGAAATGGAACATTATCACCGATGCTACGGAAGACGTTCGGAACCCAACTCAATATTGGGTTGGTGACCATGACCTCGACATTCAGGCTATATTCGAGCGCAACAGCGAATTGACATTCACTCCGTCTGCAGTTGAGATACCAGCAACAGGTGGTATTCAGACAATCGTTGTTTCTGCCTCTAAGAAATGGGCACTCGACCCATTGCCGGAAAACTGGGCAAAGGTTACACCGATGTCAGGTGATGAGGGTGAAACTCCGATAAGAATTGAAATTGACCAACAGGGATAAATAAATATTTGAAAATATGAGTAAGATAAACATTCACAGAGGTACGTTCTTAGAGAAAGAAGAACTCACACGGATGATAGGCTTCTTGAACGAGAAGCCTGAAGTTTCCGCAATCTTCGCTGCCTCTCTTTCCTTCGGGTTGGTATCTCCTGGAGGAAAGGCTGGTTCAGCGTTCAAAGTGACGGCTTCCACAACTCTGGGAGCGATTAACATGGTGGGAGGATATGTGATTGGCTCTGACCTGAAAGGGTACAGGGTCGACAATCAACTCGACCTCCCTGTTCCTAACGACCAGAAGTATTATTGGCTGAAAGTCGGTCCCGACTCACACAATTACGAGAATGGAACTGTTCAGGTTGATACGTCAGGAAACGTGTCAGGAACTGTCAATTTCAATGGAATCGTACGAGGTCAGAGTTCTGGCGTTCCTACCTGTATTCGTTTCTTAAAGGAAGACGGCTCACAGCCATTGAACAATCAGGTGTATCAAATCGTTGATATCATCAATAATAACAACATCGTTCTCTCAAGCGGTGTTGCGTTTCAGGCTGAGACCCAGTTACGGGTAATCGTTCTGGGAAGCGTTCCTATGGGTCGTAGGTTCACCGATGAACAGTTGGAAGGATTATATACCTTTGACACGTATAAATTAACCTTTGTAGAGGAGCCATCGGCAGGTACAATGCCTCCTAAGAATGCGAATGAGTATTATATCGCTCGTGTCCGTAATAATGGTGGTTCGGTTACAATTCTTGACGAGCGTACACAGTATTGGACGCTGGGCGGTTCAGGAGGTTCGGGTCAGACTTATACAATCACAATCAACCCAACGCCAGCCGATGCACAGGTAATCATCGATGGTGTTATCACAAACAGCGTTGAGGCAATAAACGGTCGTACATTGATTTGGTCGGTATCAAAGCCAGGATACCTAACCCAAACTGGCAACTATACCGTATCGGGAAAGAACGAGACCTTAAACATCGTGTTGGAAGTCGACCCCGACCCTGTACAGGATGTCAAGATAACCGTCAAGACAGCCAGCGGTGGTACAACTCAAGGAGCCGTTTCAATCAACAATTCAGCAACAATCGACAAGGCAGAAGAGTCAATATCCGTGCCTATGGGTACGACTGTACAGATATGCGCTCAGGCTGCTGCTGGTTACAAGTTTGCCGGATGGTTGCGTAATGGTAATGCTCACAATCAGACAGCCATTCAGGATATCGCTGCTCAGGCTGATACGGTGTACACAGCAACATTCGTTGAGGATACCGAGGAGGACTTCTGGGACTTCGAAACTAAGACTGCTGACGGAGGATACGAACTGTTTACCGTACCGACTCAAGCCGGAACTGGTGAATATGAGGGGATGATGGTAAAGGTCAACGAAAATTCATAAGGATATGCAACTTTATTATACTACAACATCAGGGTACAATGGTGAACAACCCAATCCCGAACGTTCACTTGGAGGATTCAAATCCTCCACCCCTGTTTCGAATGACGACTTCAGTAACATCTTTGATGAAATATCATTGATGACGATGAAGTCCGGAAGGGATGAATATCGTGCCATCGTCCTCAAGAATGAGTTCGATACACCGTGTACGAATATCACAGTGAAGATAAGCCGTCAAGAAGGAGCGATTTGTTCCTACAAGATGGCTGTCGGTGCGATGAATGTAGTGAACAAATACAACCAGAAGTCTATGGAGAATGTCATGGCTCCTACGAATAAGCCGTTCAGGGCACAGTTCATTGACATGACAGAAGACGCTGTTTTGGAAGTAGGTGATTTAGAGGCTGGTGCGGAAATAGGGTTGTGGCTTTGCCGTCACGTTGATACCGAGATTGCCAAGCAGCAGTACGATGATGTATGCGAGCCAGACCCAGCCGACCCGACGGGAAGACGTTATAAACCTGTAACGCACCCCCAACAGGAGTCAATTGATATGATTGTCGACTGGGTGTAACAACGGAGAGGGAGAAATTCCTCTCCCTAAATTAAAGATGATTATGCTATATTCTTATAATGAAACTTTGAAGATAATTTTGCGGATATACGAGTATCTGCAAATGAGAATGAAGGAACAGCCCAGAACGCTCAAGATGAATAAACCTTTACATCGTTCTGCGGTTGTTTCTTTCATGGAAACGCTTCCCCCGACTGCGGGAGCGGACTTCATTTGGAACTTCCTCCTATTTCAATTCTATGTCTTTGTGGGTCAAGACCATGAACGCAAACCGATGCCGAGTTGGTTCATGGGGAAAGAAGCATGGAGACGTTGGAATGAATATTCTGATGAAGCAAAGTGGCATGCAAGGGATTGGGCACGTGAGAAGAAGTTGGTGAACCCTGTCAAGACAAACACTTATGAAGCGGTATCGGATGACGTGTTTCGCAGGGAGCGGTTGAGAATGTCAAGAATATCTGGTCCGAATTTCTGCGAAGCGAAGTTCGGGAGTAGTCCCTACAATCCTCAGGATGAAATCTGTTATACTTGTCCGTTTGAAAAGGACTGTAAGATGCTGTTTGGGACAAAGGACGCCAACGGGAAAAGCCTGTACGAACAAATCTCGGAAAGTGCTGAAAAGAAGAGTGCTACGGAGACACAGCAATTACAGGGTTCTCACGTTACAATAAGGGAAGTATCACGTATGACAGACTATGGCGAAGACGACTGAAAAATATCAGATATGCAACGGGTGCGGGAAACATCGGTACATCACGAACCGAACAAAGTGCCTGTGCGATGATTGTAATTATAAAAGACTTCACAACGGGAAGTCACGATTTGAGGTACGTGCTGAAAGGAGTAAAGCAAAGAAACCTAAACTCCGACCAGCAACGGGTGAATTGGCTCTCTTTAAGGAAATATGGGCGGAGCGTCCTCACATTTGTACGCATTGTGGGAAGCGTCTCTTAGAACCGCTTAAACCGATTTATTTTAGCCACATCAAATCGAAGGGTGCTTATCCCGAGTTAAGGCTGGTAAAAAGTAATATCGAACTGACTTGCGAAGATTGTCATCAAAAGTACGAATTTGGAGCGAGAAGTTCAGTTTGTAAAGACGAGTAATAATTATTAAATTTGTAACCGAAATGGATGAAAGAATAACAGGTATCCTCGTGAGGCTTTGCTTGCTGTTTGGTGCGAAGCGGTTGGCTGACCTCCTAACAGTATCAGAAGAGAATTCAGAGACCGAGGAAAAGTTTCTTGAGGCTTTCACGAGGTTCATTGAGAAACTTGAAAAGAAGTTCAACTCGAAAGTCTTTCAGTTTCACGATAGAACCAACCAAGTTCTTATCAAGTTCTATGTCATTCAATGCCGAGGCGATATGACGGTTGAGGGCGAGCCTACAATCGTGCTGAACGATTTCCCGTTGGGGTTAAAGGGTGAGAAGAACCCTGTCGTCAATTTGACGCTGGTGTACGATGACATCGAAACAAGAGACCGAGATTTAGAAGACTTAAAGTTTATGATTTCTTAAAATAAAGACGATTATGACTGGATATATTTATATGGTGACTTGCTCTGAGACTAATAAAGTTTATATTGGTCAGGTTACTCATGAATATCATCGAAGATTTAATCGGCATATCCGGACGGCATTTAAAACAAAGAAACGAATAAAGGACTGTAAGTTTTATCGAGCAATTCGAAAATACGGTAAAGATTCTTTTTCTGTTGAATGCCTTGAAAAGAAACCATTTCAAAATTTAGTTGAATGCGTGAAATGGTTGGATGAAAGAGAAAAATATTGGATTTCTTTTTACGATTCCTATAAGAATGGTTATAATTCAACTTCGGGTGGTCGAAGTGGGTATGAGTTTACTGAAGAAATTCTGTATAAAATGGGCTCAGGAAATAGAGGCAAGAAACAATCTGAGGAAGAAATAGAAAAGCGTATTTCCCCATTAAGAGGAAGAAAACAGTCCACAATAGAAATAGAAAATAGAGCAGAAAAAACTTCGGGGAAAGAAGAGAACTCTTGAACAGAGGAAACATATTTCTGATTCTCTCAAAGGTAGGACTGGAGTTGGAAGGAAAGCAGTTTACCAATATTTAGATGGAAAGTTGCTGAAAACTTTTGATAGTTTAACTCAGGCTGCTTTAGAAACTTCTATTGGAATTGGTAGAATAAATCGCTGTTGTTTGGGGAAGATTATAAGTGTTGATGGATTTGAATTTAGTTACAAATTAAAATAGATTTTGATATGAAAACGACTGCAAATTTTATGGTAGTTGCGGATACCGAAACAGGAGGGTTGCCTTGTAAGGCTTCTAAAGGGAAGCCAGAAAAGAAGGCTTTTTTCGATGTTCCATTGTGTGAGGTTGCGCTGGTTGCTATTGATTTAGTCAACTTGAAAATAGTTGATGAATATAGCGAAATAATTTCACCTTATAAAGATGGGTTAGAATACAGCCCAGAAGCCGAAAGAGTTCATGGTTTATCATTGAAGCATCTTACTGAAAATGGGGAAAGTGTCAAAAATGTTTATCAGTCCGTGAAATCATTTTTGACGAAGTATAAAAATCCCCGTGTGGGCACAATTTTGTGTGGACACAATTTTCAATTATTCGATATTCCGTTTTTCGAAGGACTCTTTGAGTTTCAGCAAGATAATTTATGGGAATATGTTAAATTTGTTGAAGATACAATGAAATTGGGGTGGTATCGGGCAGTAGAGCAAGAAAATTATAAACTCGGTACGTGCTGCCGACTGGAGGGTGTTGAGTTGGTAGATGCCCACCGTGCGCTGGTAGATACCCGAGCAAACGCTCAACTCATGTTGAAGTACATTGAGCACATGAGAGGCACAGGGGGTTCTTCACCTGTGGCAGCAGTTTCATCTACAAGAAAAGAGTCAAGATTTAGAGAAAGGTTCCAATTGGTATGATACATTTTAATGAAGATTTAAAGTTGTCGTACAAACAGTTGGACACGGTGTTCTCTACTGCGTTCAACGTGCTTGAGTCGTTACCACCTGTGGCTATCAATCAATTGGTTGGTGGCTATGGTGGTGACGTCGATGCACTGTTATCGGAAATCTTCATTCAGACGAATAATGTTCTTTCCCTAAATACCACGCTTGAAACTGAACGGCTCAACTACATTGACCAATTGGAAGAGTCAATGGATGAGACGCTGAAAGTTCAGTCGTACAACTATTTCAAGACAACTATGCTTCCTAATTTCCGTCAGGGTTGGAGAAATCTTGAATGGGGAAACATGGTGCAACTTTATCCGAACAGCGCATATCTTGCTGCTCGTTCTCACGGTAAATGCTTTGCGAGAGGTACACGGGTGCTGATGGCTGACTTTTCCGTGAAGAATATAGAGGACATCTATCCTGGAATGGAAGTGATGGGATTAGACTTCACTCCCCGAAAGGTTCTGACACGACATATCGGTCGTGCTCAGATGTTCAGGGTTGAGCAGGAGAATGGTATGCCGTATGCCGTGAATCGAGCGCACACGATGTGCCTCTTTGACACGAAGCGGAAGAAGTATGTCGAAATAGAAATGGGACAATTCCTGAAATATCCTGTCAAGAAGCAAAGACGGTTCCAGGGGTACAGGGTGTTCTCTTACGATAAGCCTGTATTCGAGCGTGGGAATATAACGGTTGAACCTATTGGGGAAGAGTCTTATTACGGGTTTATGTGCGATGGTGACCACCTGTTTCAGTTAGAGGATGGTACAGTCGTTCACAATTCCTACGAGTTCTGTATGGCGTTTCCGCTGTGGAGATTATACAGTTACCGACGTCCGACGTTTATGCGACCTGATATTCCTGACAATAAAAATCGCCAGGAAACCTGTATTATTACGAACACGGAGAAACTGGGTAAACAGCACATCGACAAGGTGGTTGAGGAAATCCGTGTGAATGAGGCTTTGGCAGCGAAACTGAACCCTACTGGAAAGGCTTCGCTGGCAGCGACAAGTATTGAGTGCGAGAACGGGACGAAACTTCACCTCCGTGGAAAAGACGGGTTTATTCGTGGTCTTCACGTGGGGGCAGCAGTCAGCGATGACTTACCAGACGAGAGTAGTATCTATTCGCTTGAACAGCGTGAGAAGTTGAGAGACCTGTTTAAAGGTGCTATCACTCCTATCGTTGAGCCGTATGGGTATAACATCGTTGATGGTACACCGTATCAGCAAGAGGACTTGTATGCCGAATTAAAGAAAGACCCAAAGTTCCGTGTCTTTGAGTACCCAGCCATATTCCCGGACGGTCGCCTGTTGGCTCCTGACCGTTTTACGTGGGCAAAACTTATGGAGGAAAAAGCGTCTCTGGGGACGCTCGTATTCTCTCGTGAGTATTTGGTCGTACCTATTTCCGACGATAGTACAATCTTCCCTTGGGAGATATTAAAGAGGAGTACAATCGGGATGGAAAACATCAGGCTCGTAGATAACATAGAGTCGTTCCCTATCAAGTTACAGAGGGTGGTCATGGGTTGTGACTTTGCTGTTTCGGGAAATGTGGGAGCCGACTATACTTGTTATACAGTTTGGGGGAAGGATGTCCAGGGGAATTATTATCTCCTCTATATATTCCGGGAAAAGGGATTGTCGCATAATGAACAGATACAGAAGATTGACCTCCTGAACAGGGTGTTTAAGCCAAACGAGATAGTTGTAGAAAACAACGGCTTTCAAAGTATATTGGCGGATATGTGCGTCCAGATGGGTATCAAGAATATTACACCGTTCACGACGACCTCCGGGAATAAGAAAGACCTGAGAACAGGGTGGGCATCACTTGCAGCGTTATTTGAGAGAGGTATAATCAAGTGTCCGTATCATCCTGACACGGCTGCTAAGATTGACCAGATGTTTGGGGAGTTCAACTCAGTTGCGTTTCGCAGCGATAAGGGAACTCTTGAGAGTATCAGTGGACACGATGATACCGTGTCCTCCTCTTTCATGGCGATTAACAAGTTGCGAGAGAGTACAGTAATGATAAAAATTGACGCAGTATAAATTGAAAAGATATGGCAAAAAAGGTTGATGCGATTCTCAGCCCGAATTTCGTGGAAGAGATGTTAAGATTGGCTTTCGCAAACAAACAGTTTGCGGAGTTGGTCGTAGATAATCTCGATTTAAGTAACTTTCCCCGAGAATTGGGAGGTTGTAAAGCGATGCTGAAAGTGTTGGCAGACACGATGAAGAAAACGGGTAATCTGGCGACGTTTGGTATGGTGGAAATGACCTTCCCTAACAACGAGGAAGTTTCAAAGAAGATTGCTGAGGTCAAGGGAATTAAACTTCCAGAGGTGGAACCTATGACACGGCAATTGGAAACCTTTATTAGACGTCAGACATTTGTCGCTACTCAGCACGAAGTGTCGGATATGTATAATGAAGGGAAGCCAGAGGAAGCGATGCTTCTTCTTGAGAAAAGAATGGCGGAAATAAACGCTTTTTCCTTAGATAAGTTCCGAGGAAAGTTTGTACGGGTGTACAGGGATTTCTATCGTAACATAGGAACGGCACAAATGAAAGCCGAGGATGAAACACGTCGGGCAAAGATACCGACAGGAATATCAACGATTGACGAAATTACTGATGGGGGAATTCCTCGCCAGGATACCGTTCTCCTAATCATGCGTTCCGGTGTTGGTAAATCCACGGCTCTTAAATACTTTTCTTGGTATAATACATCAATCGCTCACAATCACTGTCTTCACTTTCAGTTAGAGGGTGGTCGTGATGAGGCGGTTGTTAAGTTTGACCAAATGTTGGCGAACACTACCTATGCGAAAATCATGAGGGGTGATGTCAGCGATGAGACCCGACAACGTATCTCAGCACTCATCAAGAGGGCACAAACGGTGAACAGTGATATTGACGTGTACGCTTCTGAAGAGATGATGGACATGACGATAGCCGACTTGGTGGCTGCGATAGAGGACTATAAGAAAGAGTATGGGTATTATCCAGACTTGGTTACGGTCGACTCTATTGACCTGTTATTGACAGGGGAAAACAAGAAGATTGACTTTGACCCGAACTTCATCAAATACAGGTTACAGAAGTGTGCCCAGCGATTAAAGGATATCGCGAAGAAATACGACTGTGCCGTAATCACAGCAACCCAGACGGGAGACGTTCCTATTGAAGTGTGGAACGACCCAACACGGGTAATCACTCGTCAGAATACAGAGGGCGACCGTACACTTATCAAGCCATTCTCGTTCGTGTTTACAGGTAACATCACAATCGAAGAGGGTAAACAGAACATGGCTCGTATCTATTGTGATAAGTTACGAAACTACCGAAACAATGGTATCATCATTCGAATCCCTACTAATTACGAGAACGGCTTCTTCTACGATATATCACGTTCAACAATCGTTGAGCAGGTGTTGGATATGTCGGCTCTTGACAGGCTTGAGAGCCGTCGCAGCCGTAAAGGTAACGGAGAAGCAGCCGTTGGGGAGAAGAAGGAGCGAGTAGAGATAGCACCAGGAGTGTACGGAACAAAGGTAGTTGTCGAGGGCGAAACGGCTGCGCAGGAGCCACAAGAGACGTTGAATAAGCGACAGACTAAACAGTCACTCAAGGAATATTTAGCAAACAAGGGTGTACAGGAAACTCCGAAGACAACGAGGAAGCCTGTACCTCGCAAGAAATAATTTCGTTATGCGGTACGATAAGGAACAGATAATCGCTGATTTCAATCTCACGCCATTTGGTTCACAGGGGTGGCTCACGAATAAGGATATGGACTGTCCTTTCTGCGGAAAAGCAGGGAAGTGGGGTATCATCTTTAACATGAATGGCGTGGCGACGTTCCACTGTTGGAAGTGTCCTCGTAAGGTATCCGTCTATGAGTTCCTCAAGAAACTCGGTAGAACAGACCTCGCGAAACGCTCCTATACAGTCAAGCCGAATGAACTTGAGAACTGCCCAAAGATAGGTGATATTCAGGGGGAGACATCAAAGTGGATGGAGGGTGATGCGGAACAGGTACAGGAAGAAGAATTAAAGCCTGTTACTCTTCCGTTACGGCTGAAACCGCTTGTGGATGATGAGTACCTGAATAATCGTGGGTTCCGACCTGAACACTATGCGGAGTTCGAGCCATCCTATACTAATACACCGTTGGAAGCGAAGTTGAAGAACTTCATCATCTTTAAGATGAAAGTCAATGGAGTGTGTGTGGCGTGGTGGGCACGCAGTAGGTATTCGAAGGAATGGCACAAAGAAAATCTTGAGGCATACAAGCGTCACGAGGCTGACTTGGTGTTACGTTACAGGAACTCGGAGAATAACTTTCAAGACCTGTTAGGGGGTTGCGATGAAATAATCAAGGGGAAGACTGAGACGGTTATTTTGGTTGAAGGGATTTTTGATTATGTAGGAATTTCAAATCTTTTGAACTTAACAGAAAAGGATTGGCTGAAATGTTGCTTTACTTTTGGGAATTCTATTGGTCGGGGACAAATTGATATGCTTTTGAAAAAGAAAGTGAAGAATATAATTCTTTTGTACGACTATGGAACAATAAAAGAAAGTAAAGAAGCAGCCTTGAGAATGAGGGATTTGTTTGATTCAGTTTGGGTTGCAGCAATTAGAACTCCAGGAGTAGACCCCGGAAATATTTCAATTGAAGAACTTGAAGATGTTTTGAAAAATGTTGAAGACCCGTTAAATTTTTATTTGGGAAAGTTATGATTCAGAAAGGCTTCATATATTGTGTGACGTGTCTGGAGACGGGCAAACTGTACTTCGGGCAAACGATGCTCTCTATAAGGAGTCGTTGGAGACGGCATGTTCGTTCTTCTCAGCGAGGCTCCGACCATAAGTTTCACCGAGCCATTCGAAAGTATGGCGAGGAGAACTTCCTGGTCGAAGAGGTGATGTTCGTGGAGGCTTCTACGAAAGAGATTCTGAAGAAGAAACTTGACTATGTTGAAATGAGGCTTATAAAGCGGTTCAACACTAAGATTGACGGGTACAATTCAACAGATGGTGGGGATGGTTTAGTAAATCTTTCTGAAGAATCACTTGCTAAAATCAGCAAAGCCTTGAAAGGTAGAAAATTTTCGGATGAGACTTTGAAAAGAATGAGCGATGCTGCTAAATTACGAATTGGGGAATTAAATTCGAATTTCGGAAATCATAAACTTTCTGGAAAGAATCATCCATTATATGGAAAACATCATTCAGAAGAAACAAAAAGAAAAATATCAGAAGCGAATTCGGGAAAACCTGGATATCAAAATAATTGTAGAAAAGTATTTCAATATTCGAAGGATGGAATATTTATTAAAGAATGGAATACTATAATTGATATCAAACGAGAACTGAAATTGAATGGGCATACTTTAAGGAAAAGACTTGAGGATGGTTTGCCTTATCGAGGATATTTATGGAAATAAAAATTTGAGTAATTATGGACAAAGTAAGAGAAGAAACCTGTGAGGACAAAGGACTGCGCCACAGACAGTTTTTGACACGGCTTCAATTGGAGTATCTGACTCACAAATTACGTTCCTCTATATACCGTAATGGAACGTATGCGTCAGTCGCAGCGGATATTGCTAAGAAGAAGCGGTTGAAGATTATTGAGTTGAGTGTGAAATTCAACGTCGACAGTATATTCACTCCTGGATATAATGTGGCGGAGTTCGTCGAAAAGAATTTCTGGGGAAAGAAAGGTCTTCCAGCGTTTCAGTACAAAGACGAAGAACAGAGGAGAGTTCAGGGAAATTATGACCGTTGGTACATTCTTTACAGGGATACCAAAGTCCTGTACAAAGGGACGATAATGGAGGTCGTAAGCAACAATCCTGCTAAGGAGGAAGTCAAAATTCGAGGCTCGAAAGGTGATTTTCTCGTTAAATATAATGACATCACAATTATAAACAATTTTGATTGGTTGTAACATTTCATTTTAATCATTTACAGTATGAAATTAAAAATCGTAAACAAGAGCACAAATGCTCTGCCGGAGTACAAAACTCCAGACAGTTCGGGTATGGACTTGCGTGCCTATCTTCCCGAGGGTTCAATCACGTTGGCTCCTATGGAGCGTAAAATCATTCCTACTGGTTTGTACATGGAAATCGAACAGGGGTACGAGGGTCAGGTTAGACCTCGCAGCGGTTGCGCTGTTAAACAGGGTCTGACCGTAATCAATGCTCCGGGAACCATTGACGCTGACTATCGTGGGGAAGTAGGTGTTCCGTTGATTAACCTGTCAACAGAACCACAGACAATCGAAAATGGCGACAGAGTTGCTCAGATTGTCTTCGCTCCGTATGCGAAAGTCGAGGAAATTATCGAAGTTTCTGATGTCAGTGAAATGACTGATACAGAACGAGGTGCGGGAGGTTTTGGTCATTCCGGCAAAAAATAATTTCGATTTTTCGCGAGAAAATCAAAACTTATTCGAGATATTTACATTATATTTGTACCGAGATAAGTGATAAAACATCACTGAAAATAAAATTTTAACTAATAAAGTAAAAACGATTATGGCAAACAATGCGTTGGCACTTCGTATGAAGTACAGAAAGTTCACTGCTGAACAGTTGAACGAAATCATTGAGAATGAAAACTCAAGTGAATTGGAAGTTAAGGTTGCTCAAGAGTTCCTTGACAAGTTAGGTGGCGAAGCCGAAGAACAACCTGCAAAGGCTGCTCCCGCCAAGAAGTCCGCTCCTAAAAAGGAAGACAAAAAGGTTCCTACGAAAAAGGCTGCTCCGAAGAAAGAGGAAACCGCTGATGACGACCCAGACCCTGAGGATGGTTCGCCTGAAGCAGCAATGAAGCGTCAGAACAAACGCAACTCAACTTACCAGTCAGAAGAACAACTGACTCCGGAAGAGGAAGAACGCTTGGCAAAGGCTGAGGCAGAGTACGAAGAACGTCAGAAGAACCGCAAGACTCCGTCTAAATCAGACAAGTCTATGAAGGAAAAGAAGTCAGCGAAAGCCGACAAGACTCCTCGTGAAACAAAACGTCAGAACCTCGAAGAATCGGAAGAAATTCCGGGACTGAAAGTAGGTTCGAAAGTTACCCTGAAAGGTGAGGACGCTGTTGGTGAAATCACTCGCCTGTACAAGTCCGGAGACGGCAAAGAAAAGTGTATGGTCAAGTTCGGTGACGATAAGCCTATCAAGAAACGTGTAACAGCGTTGGAACTGGCTGAGGACGCCAAACCTGCACCTGCAAAGAAAACTCCAAAGAAGAAGTAAATGGTTGACGGGGAATCCATAGTATTGGTTAAAGGTATCTCGGGGAGTGGTAAATCTACAAGGGTTTACCTCTTCCTCGAGTTCCTCGAATCATTAGGTATGAAACTCCGCCCATACAAGTTTAAGACACTTGACGGAAAGGAAAAGGAAGTCGGAGTTTACTCCGAGGACTTCAATATGGTTTTCGTTGGGAAATTCTATGAGAATGGCGGTATCCGACGCTGGCAAGGTTACGACAGTATGACGTCGCGACTGTGCAAGGCTGAGGGTTTATCCTACTTCTTGAAGGAAACGTCTAAGGCAGGGCATGGAGTTTTGATTGATGGTGCAGGAACAACTGTATCATGGCGATTGCGTCCCTTGGATTTATGCGGAGAGAGTGAGTTTACGAACATTCTCCATGTCAGGTATGATTACCGTGACGACCAATGGGATGAGTATTGTGCTCGGATAGCATACAGGTCTGGCGAACCTCCTAAGGGGGATTGCATGTGGCGGAAGCACAGAACCTTTATGCACGACTTCGAAAAGGCTCAAAGAGAGGGAAAAGAGGTAAATGAGGCTGGCGGTTGTGTGGTTCTTCACGACCAACCGTATGACGCTCCGGTCTGGGACTTGGGTGTTCATATTTTCAATTTCTTTGGGCTGTCAGAACTATGTAAAGAGTTCGTGGCTTTCTGTGAAGCGTCGGACTACATTGAAAAGAACTCGTTTGAAACATTTGAGAATGGCAAGAAAGGAAAATAATTTCAGTCCGACTCCTAACGATAACTTCCTTCACTATCTATATTGGATGTGCGAGAGAATGAATATCTTTTGGCGAAAGTACAATGGGAAACAGGCTCCATGGACAGATGACGACATATTGAGGAACTTTAAGTTCACCAACGTGTATCGTTGCCTTGACCGTGTGAGTCAATACCTGTTGAGCCGTGTGATTTACAATGGTAAAGAATACGAGCCAGAGGATATGTTCTTTCGCATATTGCTTTTCAAGCATTTCAATAAGAACGAAACGTGGGATTTGTTGGAAAAGGAGTTCGGGGACATCACCTACGAAACAGGCTTGGAAAACATAGCGAAGTTCTTGGATAAGGTAGTTGACAGTGGCGACACGATATACGGTAATGCATACATCGTGAATTGCTTCTTTTATCAGTATCCCCAATATAAGCACATAACAGGCATGAGCAAACATCGTGCTCACTTTCGTATCTTCGAAGATGAAATCTTTCAGAACGGACACCTGTATGACTTCTTAGAGGCGAAGACCTTTGAGGACTTGTATTGGGTTTTCAGGAATATGAAAATATACGGGGACTTCACGGCTCAGCAATATTGCATTGACCTGAATTATTCACCCCTGTTCAACTTTTCGGAAAACGATTTTGTCATCACTGGTCCAGGGTCGTTGAAAGGTATCGGCTGGACATTTGACGGAGCGTCTGGAAAGCGTTATGACTATGTGGGCACTATCAAGTGGGTTCACGACAACTTTGAAAGGCTGATGGGTGGCTTCTGCGAAAAGACAGGTATGAAGTGGAACCCGTTACCGTGGGAGCCTGTTCCTACTCTTACAAATCTTCAGAACTGTTTCTGTGAAACATCGAAGTTTGCAAAGGGATTAGGAGCGTCTTTCAACAAAGGTAGAAATGAACGTATCAAGCACACCTACGAAAAGAGTCCGAAGAAGATTGAGTTCGTCTTCCCCCCGAAGTGGAATGCTAAGTTGCCCAAGCCAGGAGAATTATTAATCGATTAAATCAAGAAAGACTTATGTATTTTCAAGCAGAAAATTTGAGTAGTGCGCTGGTGCTACTTTGTAAGGAGTTGATGGATAAAGGGATTGACGTTACCCGAAGAGGGTTCGAATGTCGTGAGTTCCCTGGAGCCGTTCTCATTGAGATAACTAATCCGACCGACCGCTATGTTCGTGTTCCGGAGCGTAAATGGAACAAAACATTGGGGTGGATTGAGTCCCTGTGGCTGGCTCGTGGGGATAACAGTCTTGAAATGCCTGCTTCCTACGTGAAGAACCTTGTAAACTTCTCAGACGACGGAAAGTTCATGAGAGCGGGATATGGACCCAGAATACGTCGTTACGGGGACAATTTTGACTCGATGGTAACATTGTCCGGAAAGTTACTTCCGCGACAGTATAAGAACGGTAAAGCAGACGAAAACGGTCGTTATTCAAAATTAAAGGCTCCCGGACTGTACCAGAACGTGACTGACCAATTACGGTTCGTCATTGAAAAGTTCAAGCAGGACATCGATACCCGTGAAGCGGTTATCACAATTCACGACCCTATCTCTGACAACTTCAACCAGAATGAAGAGGACGGGGAAAAGGCTCCATTGCTTCTCACAAAGGATACACCGTGTACCCGTTCAATCCATTTCATGATAGTGAATGGAAAGATGAACTGTTACGTGGATATCCGTTCGAATGACCTTATCTGGGGATTCAGTGCGGTGAACGTGTTCAACTTTACATTGATGCAGGAGTACGTCGCAGCGATAGTGGGCGTGCCTGTCGGGAAATATTACCACAAGGCAGACAATCTTCATGTCTATAAGGACTTCATTCCGTTGGCTGAAGAAATCGCTAAAAGAGACCCAAATTCGTATCCGTCCGGAGTAAACTTTTCCTATAAGACGACGTTTAAAACTTTAGAGGAGTTCGATGCGCTTATCGCTCAGTTGAGTCAGTTTGAAGAAAACTGTCGTAGCAGTGAGAACCGTACAGAACAGGACTTCGAGTTATTGCGTGCGGATATTGAAAAGTTTGAAGATGAGATGTTCTCTGACTGGGCAAAGGTTATCTTCCGTTATTGGACAAAACAGTTGGTAGAGTTCCGGAACCCGTTACTGAACGAACTGTTCATCGGATAAGAATTATTCACTAAAATAAAGACGATTTAGTTATGAATTTCAAAAAGATTGACATCCTGTTAGGGATGAAAGACATTCAGAGGTTGCCTAATACCCCCCATCACAGGGGGTACAACCTCCTGGAACATGGGTTGGTGGTAGGAATGTTATTCCGTTGGTTTGCCTCAGAAGAGGACGTATCCTACGACATCAACGTGTTTGACAAGGTGTTACTCCACGACTACGTGGAAAGTGTTACAGGCGACCTCAATGCGTGCGTAAAGAAATTCAATGAGAACACGGCTGCGGCATGGGATATCATTGAATACGAAATCTGTCATGGCGACGTGAACCTGTTGCCGTATTCCGATGAAGAAATTAAGAAGACAATGACTGACCTCCAGTACCGTCTTTTCAAGACCTGTGATTATTTGGACTTATGGATATTCTGTAAGAACGAACAGGCTCTGGGAAACACGTCCAAGAAGTTATTGACTTGTATCACAAACTGCGAACAACTGTTGGAGAAGTACACGGACGGCTGGAAACTCTTCAAAAGTGTTCAAAAATTCATGAATCAATATGAGCCTTAAAGGAAAGATATATGGCTTGGTAGGGGTTATTGGCTCCGGTAAATCGTACCAAGCAGAAGCACTTATGGTTGGTGCTGCGTGTGAAGAACGACCCATGATTATGGGAGATTTCAGTGAAGGAATTCGCCAGACGTTGATGAACATCTTTACAGGGGAATCAAAGAAGATTGACTGTACGGGTGAAGCGTATGCGAAGTGGAAACAGTTGAGCAGCGACATCTTGTTACCGTTCAAGCCTCAAGAAGAGTCTCCTAATATTCTTGACTCGGTACGGGTTGAGGGTCGTGAACTGTTACAGCGTACAGGCGAATATCTTAAGTCATTGGCTGGGGAAGACGTATGGGCACGTTGGACGGCAAACGCTGTTACGAACAGTTGGGCAAAGATGTCTGAAGAAGACGCTCTTATGTGCGATATCGTGTTTGGCTCATTGCGTTTCGACTGTGAGGCTGAGGCTATCTTCAAGGTTGCCGAGGCGACAGGTAAAGAAGTTCAGATATACTTCTGTGATTATCATTCGGACTCCTATGAATTGAATGACCATGTCAGCGAGAAGTTTGCTCAATACTTCCTGTCGGTGGGTTGTAAGGATGGTGACGATATAACGGAACTTGTTAAGCAGAAAATCAATGGATAAATTCAAAGAATATCTTGAGAAGAATTTAATGGACTTCGCTCCTATTTCTGACTATGTGGTCGAGATAGGAGGGAAGACCTTTGAATTGTATCAGCCAGCGTATGACGGTGCACTGTTTGATGACGGGTTCAACTTTGTTGGTATTCCTGCCGACCCGAAGCGTAAAGGCTCAGGAGAGGAATCCGTCGAAACATCGTGTGACTTCTACGCATTTAGTTTTGGAGGAGTGTATTATATGCTCGCCAAAGGTAAAGAGAATGATGTGAAACTCACACGGTTGAAATATATCGGTCAGGCAAAACAGGAAATTGAGACCCCTGTATTTTTGGGAGTTCATGGTCAGTATGAAATGATGTCCGGGACGGGAACGTATGCCGACTGGTGTAAGAAGGCAAAGTTCCTTGGGGTGAAGACGTTGGGTATCTGTGAAAAGAACACACTTGCCGGAGCATTGAAGTTTCAAGCGGAATGCCAAAAGAACGACATCAAGAGCGTGATTGGTATGGAGTGTGTGGTGTATGACCAGTCTCGGGATTTCCGCTTCACTGTTAAGGTGTACGCAAGGAACGATAAGGGTTGGCGAGACCTCCTCACTATAAATAAGTTTATCAACTGCGACAATCCGAAGTATATCGGTCTTGAGGACTTCAATAAAATCACCACTAACAATGATGATTTGATTATGTTTCTTGACCCGAAGACAACGGATTACGACAAGTTAAAAGACTTGCATATAGACGCTGTCGTGTATCAGTTAGACCCATGCGAATATGTAGATGACAATCGTGACGAATGGTATCTTACGAACTTGAAGAAGTTCTTCAAGGACAAGAACCTGCTGCCCGTTCCGTCGGTTGATGCGTGGTATCTTGATGAGGAATACAGTTGTATCAGACCTCGCTTACATAGTATCGGGGGAACAACTGCCTACGAGAGCGACAATCAATACTTCAAAGCGAATGACCAACTGTTTGTCGAGTTGGCTCAAATGTTTCCGGATACCGAAGAAGGGTTCATGGACGTGTACAGCCGTTTTATGGAAGGGTTGGAATTCCTTGAAAACATTGCTGAGGCGATAACCTTTGTCATCGACGTAAAGAAGAGACACTTGCCTCACTATAAAATGACGAAGGAAGAGGCAAAACAGTTCGAAACAAATGAAGACCTCTTTTGGTCTCTTATAGCCGACGGTCTTGAGCGTCACCCAGACCTCATTGAGGATTGGGGTGAAGAGGTCATTATGGAACGAATAGACCGAGAGGTGGGTGTTATAAAGTTAGGGGAAGCAATTGACTACTTCCTAATTACTTGGGACATTATCAACTGGTGCCATCGTAACGGTATAATGACGGGTATCAGTCGTGGTTCGGCTGGTGGTTGTCTTGTCTCCTACCTGTTGGGGATTACCAAGTTAGACCCAATGCGATACGACCTACTCTTTGAGCGTTTCTTGAACGCAGGACGTGTTAAGGTATCACTCCCTGATATTGACTGCGACTATCCTGGTGAAGACCGTCCCCGTGTGAAGAAATACATGGAAGAACGGTACGGCTGGAAACAGGTGTGTTCCGTGGGAACTTACAGCGCATTACAGTTACGAGCAGCCATCAAGGATATGGCTCGTGTGTACGGGTTGGACTTCCAGGAAACGAACGAAATGATGAAAGTGTTTGACGTCAAGGACAGGAAGCCTGAAGACCTGTTCAAGATAGCCTGTGCTCATTCACGGGTGAAGAACTTTGTCGTTGAACACTCCGACCTCATCAATGAAGTGATGCTGATAATGCCCGCACCAAAGGCTCAGTCAATTCACGCATGTGCGATGATGGTATTCCCAGAGGAACACGATATGTTTCATTGGGTTCCTATTCGTAAGAATGGTGAGGAGTATGTAACCGAGTGGGAAGGTGGTGAGATGGACGCTGCTGGCTTCCTAAAAGAGGACGTGCTGGGTGTGAAACAGTTTGACAAGTTCCAGGACATGGTTCGGCTGGTGAAGGAGCACGAGGGTGTGGATTTAGACATCTTCAGTGTGCCGTTGGATGACCCAGAGGTGTACAGGTATTTCAAGAATGGTTGGAACGAGGATAACTTCCACTTTGGTAGTTCCGGATTGACAGGTTATTGTCGTCAGATGAAGCCAGACAATATTGAAGACCTTATCGCTGCTATTTCATTGTATCGCCCAGGAGCAATGGAGAACAACTTCCATAACGAGTACGTCTCCCGTAAAGAGGGTCAGAAAGAGGTTGAGTATTTCACCGGAACGGATAAGATTCTGAACAATACTTATGGGGTGTTTGCCTATCAGGAACAAATCATGCAACTTTGCCGTGAACTTGGGGGATTGTCGTTAGTAGAAGCCGATGACGTTCGTAAAGCGATGGTGAAGAAGAAGTATGAGGCTCTTCAGCAATACAAAGAACGGTTTATTCCGTACTATCGTGATAACTACGGAGTCACGCAGGAATATAGTGAAAAGGTGTGGGACGCTATTGATAAGGCTTCGACGTACCTGTTTAACCGAAGCCACGCTGCTGCTTATGCGATTACAGGCTATATCTCACAGTGGATAAAGGTTCACTATCCTATTGAGTATTGGTCGGTGGCGTTTAAGTATGCGATGGAGTCTGACTATTCACGCTATATTGCGGAAATCAATAAGACGGGAGTCTGTACGGTACGTCCTGTGGATATCAATATATCGGATACCGATGTTGTTATCAACTTCAAAGAGAAAGCCTTGTATTGGTCAATTACAGGAGTCAAACAGGTCGCAGAAAAGGCTGCAACCCAAATTATAAAGGAACGTACAGAGAACGGTCAATATTGGTCGTTAGACGACTTTATCACCCGACATAAATGGAAGGGTTCAGCAGTGAACAGCCGTATCATCAGAAACCTGATATTGGCAGGAGCGTTCGACAGTCTTGAGGGGGTAAAGAAACCCCAGGAACGAATAGACCTGTTGGTACACTTCCTTGGAACAACGAAGGGAAATGTCAAGGAAGACGACCCTGTATTAGTTGGAGCCGACTTCCACGCCAATGACGCTTGGTGGTGGGCACTTCTACAAAAGAAAGTATCAGGATTGGCGTTCTTTGATTACCAGAAAATCTACGACAGGTTCGCTGGGGAGTTCCCTGATGCCTACGAATATGCTACTCTTGAGGAGTGTCATGACACGGAAGTAAAGCCGAATAACGGGTACGTCGTGTTGGCTGGGTTCATCGCTGAAATGGAGATTAAGAAGACCCGCAAGGGGGATACGATGTGTCGCCTGATATTAGAGGCGAACTATGAGTTCATCGAAATTGTGATATTCCAGCAGGAATACGAACAGTTGGAACCCCTGTTATCGTGCGGAAGAGCGAACCTGATACTCATCAATGGTATCCTTTCCTACGACAACCGTAAAGAGGTGAACACGCTGAGAGCCTGTTTCGAGTCGAATATCGTTACTTTGACGTTATAATTTTACGAACTTTAATCAGAAGATAAATGGAAAGAGGCTTCATATATTGCGTGACGTGTTTGACCAATGGGAAACAATACATTGGTCAAACAATTCTTTCCGTACAGGCAAGATGGTCACGACATATACGAAATGCGAAAAAGAATTCTGATTGCAAGTTTCACAGAGCCATTCGGAAACATGGAGCCGATAAGTTCACGGTCGAAGAACTGTTAGCGGTATCGGCTCCTACGAAGAAGGAGCTGAAAGTCCAACTCGACTCGCTTGAGATTGAATACATCAGCCGTTTCAACACACGTGAGAGAGGCTATAATTCAACCGATGGTGGGGAAGGGAAATTAGGTAGTGTAATTTCAAAAGAGACCCGAGAAAAGATTCGGGTATCTCATTTGGGAAGCCGAAATCCTATGTTCGGGAAGAAACATTCTGAAGAACATCGTAAGAAAATTTCAGAGTCAATGAAAGGTCATAAGAATACCTTGGGACTGAAGATGTCTGAAAAGAGTCGGGAGCGAATGAGTCGGGCGAAAGGCTGCAAGGAAATTATTCAAGTAAGTATTGACGGAAAGCCTGTTAAGACATGGATAAGTATTTCTGAGATTAAGAAAGTAATGAGAGTGAATAGGGAACTTCTTAAGAAACATATATTGAGTGGAACTCCTTATTTTGGATATATTTGGAAACTAAATAATTGAAAATTATGAACATTCTTGTGCATTTCAATGATGTCCCAGTGACATTACAAACAAATGGATTTGAGGACACGGTTGACATCGATAAACTCACTTCTATTGAGTACAGTAATTTATATGGTGAAGCGGTTACAGTCAGTGCGCTCCTGAACAAAGTAGGGTTGCTCCGTGCTGAAGCCGAAAAGAAAGTCGCGGAATGTAAACTTGAGAAAGAGGTTTATGAAGCCCAGACAAAGAAGGAATGGCGTCGTGAGGCGAACCGTAATGGCGGAAAGTTCACGCTGGCTTTGGAAGACGGGGAAGTTGAGGAAATCAAGTTGTCGGAAAAGGCTCTTGACGAGGCTCTCCTACTTGACGAAGACTATCAGAATCTCTGTATTGCGTATATTGACGCTCAGAAGAATTTCAGCGTTCTTGACGCACTTCAGTGGGCGGTTCAGGACAAGTCTAAGAAGTTGAACAACCTCCTCAAACCTGTTACTCCAACGGAGTTCCTTGGGGAATTGGTAGAGGGTAAAGTAAACAGTTTCTTCATCAAGAAAGCAGGGTTCAAATAAATTTTTCGAAGAATTTTCGGGGAACTTCTTTGATAATTCGAATGATTCCATTACCTTTGTATCATCAAATTTAAGTTAAACATTCAAATAATTTAGAATTATGGCAAAGAAAACAGTTCAATCCAGCGCAGTAGAAGAATTCAAAGGTTACATTAAAGTCACAGACGGATTCTACCTAAAACCAGTTGAAAGTCACGCATCAAGTTATGACGTTTACCAATTAAAGAAGTCGGACAGTCCTCGCCATCCTAATGGTAAAATGGACGACATGGCTTATGGTTGTACGCTCCCGAGAGCATTACAGTTAATCGCCAACAAGTGTGCCGGACAAGAGGCTGAGGACATCATCGAACTGATGGAATCTATTAAGAGTTACGAACAGAAGTTCCTCGAAGACGTTACACGAATAGTGAAGGAAAACAGATAATTATCAACATTTTAAAAATTTAGTATTATGCCATTAGACAGAAGTAAATGGAAGGCAGCACCGCTCTCAACTGTTAGTGAGACGGTACAGCAAACAAAGCAGTATGACACGTATTTTGGTGGTAAAGGCGAGTATGCTCAGTTTTGGAAACAAAGAGACGGTATCACCGTGAAACGTGTTCTTCCGGCACACGAACCAGGAGACTCTCCCTACGTGCCTATGCTGACAGCGATGCTCAAGTGTGAAGTCGACGAAAAGGACAAGGAAGGAAAAGTAATCGGGAAGAAAATTTCAAACAAGAAAATCTTCTTGGCGACGCTTCACGGTGGTTATCCGTACGACATCATCGAAGAGTACATCAAGCGTGTCTACGAACAGGCTGAACAGTTCCAGGACAAAGAAGAACGTGCTCGCTTCCTGAATCCAATTACGGGTTATCGTATGGGTGGAAAGAACGGTACATGGGTTCCCGGAATTCGTCCTCAATTGGAGTACGTGTATTATGCTTTCATCGAAGGAAAGATTTACCGTGACAGCCTGAAACCGAAACAGATGGAAGCACTGAACAAAGAGTCTGCTGACCTGTGTGCTCAGAACGACACGGCTGCGATAGATATGTTCAGCGACCCGTCAACTGGCTTCCCTATTCAGTGGAGCCGTGGTAAAGACGAGAATAACAAGACAGTTGAAACGCTCAAGTCGTTACCGCTGAAAGTAGGACAGACATGGGAAGACTACTTTGAGAAGAACGCTGTTTCCGACAAGGTTCTTGAGGAACTTGAGGGACTTCCCAGTCTTCAAAAGTTGTATGTCGACTGTTACGGCAAACGTGACTTCGACTATGCGCTTGATGGCTTGAAACGCTTCGACGACGCCAATTCCTACAAAATCTTTGCTCAGGATGACTTCCTTGACATGGTAGAGGAACTTCAGAACATGATTGAAGAGAAGACAGGTGAAAAACCGTCTGGTGCTGATGACCTACCTTTTGGTCCGAGTGAAGAGGAACAGAAGCCTGCAGCACCTGCGGCTCCGGCTGCTAAGAAAGCAACCCCTGCGGCAAAGGCTCCAGCGAAAAAGGCTGTTACAAAGAAGAAAGCCGAACCCACACCCGAAGAGAAACTGAAAGTTGTGAACGAAGAGTTCATTCGCCAGTACGGTGAAGGATACGAGGAACTCGACCTCGAGGGTGCTGAATTGGAAGAGGCTTATCAGTTGGCTCTGAAACACGAAGACCTCGGATACGACATTGAACACGTTCCCGGATGGGATGGTTCTGATGCTGCTGATGCCGATTGTGGTGAAGAGTACGCTGGGGACAATGACGGTGGTGATGAACCCGACCCCGAACCTGAAGATGAAACTCCCGCTCCTACTCCAGGAGTAAGACCTGCTTCAGACGCTGGTAGTTCATCTGGTCAAAGTGCGATAGACCGTATCCGTGCTATGCGCAACAAAAAGAAGTAAACAATGAGTAATCAGAGTGAGAGTCCAAGCGTTATACACTTGGACTTTCATTTTAAATAATTTCGACAATGAGGAAAGAACCTATCGCAATAATAAGTACAGATAAACATCTCCAAGAGGCGAATGCGCTTGAACTGTTGGATATAGCCGAACAGGAAATTGCGCTGGCTCAGGAACAGGGGGTTGATACTGTAATATGGCTTGGGGATATCTTCGACTCACGATTAAGTCAACGACAAGAACTTCTTACTTGTCTAACAGAGATGATAGAACTGTACCATGAACATGGTATCACGTTGCTCTGTATTCCCGGAAATCATGATAAGACCGACTACGAGTCAGACGAAAGTTTCTTGACAGCGTATAAGTATCATCCAGGGTTCAACCTGTATGAGACTCCTACCTGTATAGACCTGAAAGGGGTTGAATGTCACTTCTTGCCATTCTACGCACAGGACGTATGGTTAGAGAAGTTCGCTGAACTACCTACTCCGAAAAGTAAGACATCAATCCTGTTCAGCCATACAGCCGTACAGGGTTCTATCAATAATGATGGGAAGGTCGTGAATAACAAGATTCCGTTGAAACTGTTCTCGAAGTACGGAAAAGTTATGCTGGGGCACTATCATGACGCTCAACAACCAGGAGCCAACGTGTTTCACCTACCGAGTACCCGTCAGAATAACTTCGGGGAAGATGAGGAGAAGGGATTTACGGTATTGTACAGCGATACGTCCTTCGAGTTCGTAAAGGCTCAATTCGTTCCGTATAAGGAAATAAAAGTTGATGTCCTTAAGACCTCAAAGGAAGAGATATTAAAACTCGCTAAAACGAACACAGATGGCGTCAACGTTCGGATAACGCTTGTGGGAGACCAACAGGCTGTTAAGGCTGTCAATAAAAAGTTCTTCACCGAACATGGTATCTCGGTGAAAGCAAAGTACACGGATGTCGAAGTCACGGAGGCTGAGGAAGCCGAAGTGGTTCAGGAACTGTCCGGAACAGATATAGCCGAAAAGTTCAAAGCATTTTGCGATGAAAAAGGCTACGAATATGATGAAGGATATAAACTATTAAAAGAAGTAATGCAATGGCAGGAGTAGAAGATTTGGTGAACTCCCTACAAAAGAAGTTCGGCAAAGAAGTTGTGGCGGGAAACAATACTCAAGGAGTAGAGTTCGTATCGTCAGGAAGCCTGTCGCTCGACTTGGCACTTGGTGGCGGTTATGCGATGGGTCGTATCATTGAATTGCGTGGCTACGAGTCTTCGGGAAAGACTACGTTGGCTCTGACAGCCTGTAAGAACATACAGGAACAGACAGGCAAAGCGGTTCTCTACATAGACCGTGAGAACGCAATTGACATGGATTATGTAGAAGCACTGGGGGTGAACATATCTCCGGAGATGTTTATTTTGTGCCAACCAGGAGTTGCGGAAGAATGTTTCGAAATCATGAGAGAGGCTGTTAAGTCGAAAGCAATCGGAGCAATCGTGATGGACTCGGTGGCGGCAATGTTCCCTAAATGTTATTTGGAAGCCGATGTGGGCGATGCTAAGATGGGTGTGCTGGCTCGGCTTATGGCTACGTGGCTTCCCGGATTGATTGGCGACATTAAACTGAACCAACAGTTGGTCATCTTCATCAATCAGTATCGTGACAAGATTGGCGTGGTGTACGGTTCACCGAAGACGACTCCGGGAGGAAAGGCTCTTGGCTTCTACTCTTCACAGGTGTTGGACATTGCGAAGTCGGGTACAGTTGGAGACCGTGGTGAAGAAACCGCTAACCACATCAAGGTGAAAGTTGAGAAGAATAAGGTTGCGCCTCCGTTCAGGAAAGCCGAGTTCGACATTCGCTTCGGTGAGGGGATTGATAAGGCTTCGGAACTGTTACTCGTAGGAGTTGAACGGGGAATCATTGAAAAGGCTGGCTCGTTTTTCAAGTACAAAGGAAAGACGCTGGCACAGGGTCAAGAAAAGGCTCGTGAGATAATTTCAAGCGACATTGACCTTGCGGAAGAAATCGAAGAACAAATCATGAAAACAATTTAGTATGGAACTCACCTATTTGCGTTTGAAGAATTTCCTGTCATTCAAGGAACTGAAGCATAAGTTCGTGAATGAGCCTGTCTTAATCAAGGGAAAGAACCTGACGGAGATAGAGTCAAAGGAAACAAACGGAGCAGGGAAGAGTACGATGGAAGCAGGGATTGCGTATGCAATCCTTGCCAACTCGCTCAAGAAACAAACACTTGACAGGGACTTAATCCTGTGGGGTGAAGAAGAGGCGGACATCTGGCTTGACATCTACTGCCCGATACGGAAAGAAACGCTGAATATACATAGAACCCTGAGACAGAAAGGTTCAGCGTCATTGGAACTCATGATTAATGAGGAAGAGGGTTCGGTACAGGTAGCAACCGTCAATGACGGGAACGCTTACATCTTGAACTGGATAGGTATATCCTCGGAAGACCTGAAGAGTTTCTACATCCTTAACAAGGAGAATTTCAAGTCATTCGTTTCGTCATCCAACTCCGATAAACTGTCGTTGATAAACCGCTTCATTAAGGCTGAACAGTTAGACGACTCTGACAGCGTAATCAAAGAGAAGATTAAGCCGTTGGAAGAGAAGAAGGCTGTTGCCTTGGGAAAGGTTCAGAAGATAGAGGGTGAATTGGGCGTCTATGAGACACAGTTGGCTGAGGAGCGAGAACGTAATCTTGAGGAGGAACGACAATCACTTATAGAGCGTATAAACGAACGAATTGACGCTGTTATACAGGAGTACGACGGAGCGGAAAAGAAGATTGAGAATTCCCGGACGGCTATCAAGTTGGCTGAACAGAGTATCAAGGACAATCAGAAGAAAGTCGCTGAAGCCTCTAAGAAGTTAGAGGGATTAGAAGCGATTGACTATAAGGCTCAATATGACTCTCTAACGAAAGAACGTTCTTCGACCGATACAAAGGTAGAGGCAGCGAGGAAGAAGCGTAAAGCAGCACAGGAACTGTCTTCACAGTACACTGCCGAAGCCAACCGCCTCACGGCTATCCTGAAAGGGACTGTAAAGTGCCCGAAGTGTGGAACGGAGTTCGTGACATCAGATGAAACGGTTGATGTTCCTACTACTCGGAAGAAGATTGAAAAACAGAAGAAGGAAGCCGAGACCCAGGAAAACCTTGCGAAAACAGCGTTGGAAGAACTCAACTCGTTCGAGGAACGGGTGAAGAAGTACGACGACAAGTTCATGAAGATACGTGTTCAGGAACAGGGTACAGTCAGAGCCATTCGTGAGGTTCAAGCGGAGATAACAAAAATCCGTGGGGAGATAACCCGAAGCAACCAAATGATATCTTCCTACCAAGAAGATATCAAGCATCAAGAAGGGATTCAATCACGTTGTAACAGTGAGAGCGAACAGTTGGTTGAACAACTTGAAAAGGCTGAACAGGCTGAAATGGAAACCAAGGAAGCCGAACTGGAAGGTCTTGTTGCCCTGACGAAAAAGAAACTTGAAAAGGCAAACAAGGAATACGGGGATTGCGAGAAACAGGTATCAGACATGGTACAATGGGGATTGCGTTTCAAGGAGTTCAAGATGAGCCTCGCTTGTGAGCAGTTACGGATAATTCAGAACTTCGCGAATATGTCCTTACAGAAGCAGCGTTCAGAACTTCGCCTGTCAATAGACGGGTTCAAGCGTAATGCGAAAGGGAAAATCAAGGAGGAGATAACTGTATCAGTCATCAATGGTGAGGGCGAATATAAATCATTCTGGTCGTTTAGCGGAGGCGAGAGAGCAAGAATTGAAATGGCTTTGATACAAGCATTTCAGGAAATGATTAACGGAACGAACCAATGGGGAGGACTTCACTTCCTAATGATTGATGAGGTTCTTGAGGGAACAGACCCGTTGGGCTTGGCTCTTCTACTTGAGTCAATGAGCGATGTTCATCATCCTGTATATGTAATCAGTCACGTCATGAATATTCGTGCTGGTGTAACCACTCTCACCGTCGTGAAGGAAAACGGTTACAGTTATATAGAATAGTATGGAAAAGAAACAAACAGTTATCGGAGTAGACCCAGGAAAACAGGGGTTCATCACGGTGATGAAAAGTACAGGTATCAAGCATTACCCGATGCCAAAGGTAGGGAAGGAACTTGACCTGCATGAACTGTCAGAATTGATTATTCAGATATCGGAGGAGTGTGACATCAATAACACGGTTGTCGTGATAGAGGATGTTCACGCTCTACCACGTTCTGCTGCGGGTGCTACGTTCACTTTCGGGGGAGTATGTTATGCGCTCCGTATGGGGTTCATCATGTGCGGTTTGAGGATAGTGTTGGTGACTCCTAAGAAGTGGCAGAAAGAAATGTACGAGGGAATCAAACCGAACCCCGACAAGAAAGTGATGTCAGTGCTTGCCGCGAAGCGGTTGTTCCCTCGACAGGATTTACGTCGGACGGAGAACTGCACGAAAGCCGATGACAACTTGACTGACAGTTTATTAATCGCTGAATATGGGAGGAGACATTATCTATGAAATATGTATTGTGCTGCCCGAATGAAGCCTGTGAACTTCATGGCGTGGCGTTTACTCCGGGAAAATACGTGATGAAGTACAGTAAAGAACTCAAGAAGATGGTTCCTACTATCGTGGGGAAGCCGTATGAGTGTTCTAACTGTCGCGAACAGATGGTTTTCGCAGAAGTTGAGAGCACTATACCAGAGTTCAGCGTTGGCGTCTTTAAGGGATTGCCTGACGACAAAAAGAAGGAGATACTGCGCCAGCGGTTTGACAGGGAACTGAAGCGTGGTGCTGCCGATGAGAAAGAACAACGAAAGAAAAATGCAATAGAAAAAATGATTGGTTATGGAAAATAACGCTGCTAAGAAAGAGTTTCTTGACGCTTGTCGAGGACTTGTAATGAATTGTGACTGTAAGATACTCGTGGTGGAAATCATGGGTGAGTTCCGAGCCTACGTTGCTCCGGAAGTACGGTTGAAGACACGTGAATGTCGCTACAATGAAGTGCGGGACGCTCAAGAGGTTACACCGCTACTCGCAAACATCGGGCATAATTTCGCCAGTGGAATGACGGAACAGAGGCTTCGTGAGCGAATTCAGTCAGTTCACAAAGAGGATTTCAAGTTTGGAACGGATAATTACTTCTGGATTACCAAAGTGTCCTTGAACCAAGGTTAGAGACTTTCATTTTGAATTATTATCTTTGTACCAATAAAGATAACAACGAGTGAAAACTTTAACAAAATCAAGGAATAACGATGGGTACAGACATGATTAATCCTGCTATCGAGACAGGAAAGAGCATTGGAGATTTCGGAATGATGGCTATTACAGCCGGATTCTTTTTGGTGCTGTCAGCACTGATGTGGGTAACTTTCTTCCGCTGGTTCATGAAAGTCATTAACGACACAATGAGCGCACAGCGGGAAACATTTAAAGAACTGTTGGCTGAGACGAGGAATCAAAACATTCAACTCAGTAACATATCCGAGGGACTTGTCCCCGAGACGCAAATGCGTATCAAGACGGTCACGAATATGGCGTTCGACCTTGCGGTTGAAAGGGTGTGCCGTATTATTAAGAGGGTTCGTGAGGAGAACCATATCTCGGATAAGGAAGGGACAGCGAAGAAGATAAGACAGTTGCTGACAAACTTACATGAAGACCGAAATTCCAAGTTTGACTGTTTTACGTTCCGTGGCAAGAAGTTGTCTTCCTATACGAATACGAAATGGATTGAACAGGTGGCAAAGGTAGTCGAGTCGGAAATATATAATGATAAAGGGGTGAACAACCAGCGTGCCTTCACCAACGTCGAAGCAGCGTATGCTAAAATCCGACTCGAACTTTACCACAATATAATGGAAGATTAAACCGAAAATTGGACGTTAAGCGTTAAAAGGCTGGGGAGATTGAAGAAATTTCTTCAGCCTTTTGAAGATTTTCGGGGAAAACTCTTTGGAATCTCATGAGAATCCATTACCTTTGTAGTGTCATTAAAAATCAAAGGTTATGAAAAAGTTCAATATTCAATACAACGGAGGTGATACTTTCACAGTTGAAACAACATCAGCAAGAGAGGCTGCTCGTATCGCGAGAAGAACTGGTAGAGATTTGATGAAGTACAATAATCATTCATCATTGTATTGGGTATGGGACGAGGAAGAAGAAAATCTTCTGTATATGGTTTCCACATTTAAATCGGGGAATCGTACAGTCACCACAATTACAAATTGCACCAAAAATAAATAATTTCGTTATGGCAAAATTAAGTCAAGAAAAGATTAACAGCCTGAGAGCCGAGTTGGTGGCTCTCAATAAGGCTTATCGTGAGGGCAATCCTCAAATATCAGATGTTGATTACGACCACATGGTTGAAACTCTGAGAGTAAACAGTCCGGAGGACGAGTTCTTTAAGAAAGGTATCGTAGAGGAAGCCACCGACCGTATGGAGCCGTTGCCTGTCCCTATGTACAGTCTTGAAAAAATCAAGACAATCAAGGACTTCCGCAAATGGTTACAGAAGATGTTTGCGGCAGGTTGTAAGGAGATTGTCGCCACTCCTAAATTTGATGGAATAAGCCTTGTCGTTGATGAAGACGATAAGAGAGCGTGGACTCGTGGTGATGGTGTAGAAGGACAGTTGTCAACGAAACACTTCGACCGTATGTTCAATGGCGAGGGCGAGCATCCGGAACCACACCTTATGCACACGTGGGGCGAGGCTATCATGAAGAAGAAGACCTTTGCCCACCTCAAGGACAACCAAGCCGACTTCGCCTATAAGAACGCTCGTAATATGGTTGCCGGAATATTCAACTCTCCGGACGGTTGGAACAACCGCTTTATGGCGAACGTGGACTTCGTGCGTTATGGCTCCGACCTTACAGGCGACAAGTCAAGCGTTCTCGAAGAATTGAAAAGAACGTTCCATAATGTTACTCCGTATGTCAGTTTCTTGATTGAAGAGATAATAGAACTCGACGATGAGGAAATGAACCTGTTGCTTGATGAGGAACTTCATGACAGGTTTGATGCTGAATACAAGATTGATGGCGTGGTGATAGAAGTCGATGAAGAAAGCGTCCGTGAACAACTGGGACGGCTTCCTAACGGAAATCCCGCCTATGCTATTGCGTTCAAGAAGGAAGAGTGGTGTGACGTGTACCAGACAAAGGTTATCAGTATAGAAAAGGGAATAGGGAAGACAGGTGTTCTGAACCCTGTAATCATCATCGAACCCGTTGAGATTAACGGAGCAACCGTATCCCGAGCCACAGCGTATAATGCAGCCTACCTGATTGACCAGCATATCTGTGAGGGAGCGTTCATCGAAGTAACACGTGGTGGAGACGTTATCCCTAAACACTTGAAGACGATTGAGTATAACGAGAATGCGTACACCGATATGATGGACGACCTTGTTATTTGTCCGTCCTGTGGTGAACCGCTCAAATGGAACGAAACGCACGTTGACCTTGTATGCTCAAATGAGTCGTGCAAGGAAAGAGTAATTTCTGGTATGGTGTATTTCTTCCGTACGATGGGTTGCGAACAGTTTGAGGAGCCTACGATACGTCGTTTGTATGGACACGGCTATAAGACGATAGACACAATTCTTGAGTCGCACGTTGCTGAGTTCCAGAACCTGTTAGGAAAGTCAAAAGGAAAGACCGTTTCAAGCCAGATTGAAAAGGTTCTTGCCGGAGTACCGTTGGCTCGTTACCTAACAGCCATAAATGTATTTGACGGAAAGATTGCCGAGGCGACCTGTCAGAAAATCTTAGACGGCTTGAATGGGGAAACGGTTGAGAGGCTGCGTGACCCAAATAGTTATGCGCTCACTGCGGAGTCTGCGGTCGCTCTAAAGCACGAATGTGAACTTATTCCGGGAATAGGTGAGGTGCTTGCTTTGACGTTCGTAAAAGGTCTAAAAACGTATCTTTCGAGGGGAAAAGACAGAAGAGTCGTTATTACTTATGTACAGTCGCCAAAGGTTGAGACTCCTGACGGAGTCGAACAAATGTTTGTCTGTATGACAGGATTCCGGAATAAGGAACTTGAAAAGGCTCTTCAGGCTCAGGGGCACGTGGTGTTGAACGGTGTAACCAAAGAATGTACAGTTCTTGTGGTAGCCGATATCAATTCAACCTCCTCTAAGATGAAGACCGCTAAACAAAGAGGACTTCGTATCGTAACGAGAGAGGATTTTGAAAATGAGATATTGTGATGGAATAGGACATATTTATTGCATATGCTGTCTGGCTAATGGGAAACTTTACATTGAAATGTCTGAAGCGAAAAGGAGGAATCGTTATGAGATATTGGTATAGAGACCATGATTGGTGGTACATTGGCTTTTCCTACGATGCTGCGTTGGTGAATTCGGTAAAGAAGTTCGCTGGGGCAGGATATAATCCCCAAAATCGTGAATGGTACATTCCGTTCTCACTTGTCACGGTGAATCCGTTGAAGAAGTGGCTTGAGGAGAACGGATTCAAAGAGGGGATGAACTACGTTCCCTCTCGTCGTGTGATTGATTATGAGGAACCCGAAGAGGTGATAACAGCCGAGGAAGTTGAGCAAGCCTGTAAGGAAATTGGGCTGAAACGTGTACCTCGTTCCTACCAGTGTGAGGGGGTTGCGTATATGATTAATCATGGGAACTGTATCAATGGGGACGGGTGCGGTCTTGGTAAGACAGGTCAAACGATTATTACAATTGAGTTAATGGATGCTTTCCCAACTCTAATTATTACTCCAGCGTCTGTGAAGTACAACTGGAAGAAGGAGTGGGAGAAATGGAACCCCAATCGAAAGATAGGTGTGATTGAGCGCAAACGAAAGTTTGACACCGAAGTGTGGAACAACGATGTTGTCATCATCAACTATGATGTGCTCGGAGAACGTAACATGGAGAAACCGACCGCAAAGTTCAAGGAACTGTTACGAAAGTATTGGGCATCCTGTGCTATGGATGAGATACACTTCCTGAAGAGTGAAAAGGCTCTTCGCACAAAGATGGCAAAGAAGATTGCTAAACGAATTCAGCACGTATGGGGATTGACAGGTACATTGATTCAAAATAAGCCGTCTGACCTGATACAGCCGTTCAAGATAATTAGACGGTTCGAAGATATATTCGGAGCCGACCTCGACTTTAAGTACAGGTATTGCAATGCGAAGCAAACGCCATATGGCTTCGATTTTAGTGGGTTCAGTAATCTTGAGGAACTTCATGAACTGTTACGGATGGGAGGCTATATTAGACGAAATAAACGAGACGTCCTCACCGAGCTTCCACCGTTGGTTGAGCAAACAGTTGATGTTCCTATAACCAACGCAAAAGAGTACAGGCGAGCCGAGTCTGACCTGATAGCCTATCTTGAGAAAATAGACTTGGAGAAAGCAAACAGTGCAGTGAACGCTCCACACCTTGTAATGATTAACACGCTCAAGACGCTGTCAATCAAAGGGAAGTTGGCGTTCGTACAATCGTATATCAAGGATTGGTTAGAGGCGAATGAAGAGGAATCACTTGTCGTGTTTGGTGTACATCGTGAACCGCTTCAGGAGCTGGCGAAGTTCTTTAAAGCACCCGTAATACAGGGTGGAGTTTCATCAGAGAAGAAGCAACAAATCGTGAATGAGTTTTCTGAGAAGAAACATCGCTTGCTCTTCGCCAACATTCAGTCGGCTGGCACAGGTACGGACGGTCTTCAGGAGAATTGTAGTAATCTCTTCTATATTGAGTTGCCTGATAAATCAACGGACTTGGAACAAACGAACAGCCGTCTTGAGCGAATGGGTCAAAAGAATAGCATAAATATTACTTACCTATTATCTCCCGACACGATAGACGTCGAAATGAGAGAAACTGTTAAGGATAAGAGCCTTATAACAGGGGTGGTGAACAGGGGGCAAAGCGAGAACGAACTGTTGGCAAGGAAATTCTTACAGAAACATCTGAAATGACGGAAACTCGAGCCATCGGGAGCCGTTATGTAATTATCGAATAATTTAGTGATAACAATGGGCAAAATTCAATTCAAAGCAAAGTTCTTCGGTACGAAAGAACGTAAAGGACAAATCAAGAAACAGGCAGAATTCGTTATGGCTGTCAGTGAAGACAAAGTTGAGGATGCTCTCCGGTTACAGGGGTGGCAAACCATACACGGCTTAAAGATAAGAAAGGTTGAGTGATATGGTTCCAAAAGAGAGGATTAATATAACAATATTCACCGACGGAAGTTGTAATGCAAAGAGCGACCGGAAATTAGGTGGGTTCGGGGTGTACATTCCTTATGGAAATCAGGAGATACACCTGAGAAGAGGCTTTTGGAACACGACGGCATCTCGTATGGAGATGAAAGCGTTGCTGGCAGCAATACAGATGATAGACCCAGACGTCTATACAAAGGTTCATGTCGTAGCCGACAGCGAGTTCGTGGTGAATGCTTTCAAGAAGTCCCTACTTTCACAATGGCGAGCCAACGGGTGGTGGGGAGTTAAGAATCCTGAACTTTGGAAAGAAATCCTGAAAGAAATTGAAAGCCGTCGAAAGATGGTGTTCGGTATATCACACATCAACGGACACGGGAAAGACCTGTCCGACCCGTTGGTTTACGGTAATGCCTGTGCGGACGCTCTGGCGAATTATAAGACGCAAGACAGTTACGTTCAGGACAGACTGCTTGAGGGGTTCAGTTGGTTCCACCATGATGGCTCTGACGCTGTTTTCCCTGAAAAGACTGAGATGTTTGAACAACTGAATAAGATGGGAGACGTGAACATTATAGGCGATTGCTTCTACGCAAGTGAAGAGGAGTTGTTTGAACGGGTGAATGGAACATACCTGTTTGAGCCGTATTATAATGGGCAATTGGACATCGATTATAAAGTAGAAAAGATTTAGTATATATGGCGAAATTAGATGAGTATAAACAAGCGATAGTTGACGAATACCAAAGTACGAACAGGAACATTTTCGTCAGTGCAACGGCAGGGAGTGGAAAGACATTCACTCTCTGTAAGTTAGCGGAGATAACTCCTCCTATAAAGAGTTCAATATTCTTGGCGTTCAATAAGTCAATCGCAGAGGAGTTGGGTCAGCGACTCCCAAGAACCGTAAAGGCTTCCACCCTACATTCGTGTGCGCTGTCAAGCCTGTGTAAAGCATTTAGCCTGAATTTTGTGCTGTCAGATTCAAAGAACTTCAATCTGGCAAAAGAGAAGATGAACTTCAAAGGGGTTCACTCAAAGCGTATTCCGGGAATGATAATGAAGATATGCAGGCTCTACGACCTCATGCGTTTTAACCTCGTACAAGACGATGTAGAGGCAATAATATCACTGGGGGAGAGGTACGGTGAGGAGGCTGACGAAAATCTCGCTAAGAGAGCAATAGAACTCCGTATGCTCAATAAAAAGATTGCTGATAATTACTTCCTAAAAGGTGGGTCGGGAAAACTACCTATGGACTTCACTGATATGTTATACTATGCGACTCAATACGTTCATCGGGATGACTTCAAACAGTACAATGTCGTTATGCTTGACGAGTGTCAGGATATCAGCCCATTACAGTTTGAGGTCGTGAAGATGTGCAAGACCCCACGAGGTCGCCTGATAGCAGTAGGGGATGAAAAACAATCAATCTATTCATTCATGGGGAGTAATCTTGACTCGTTACAGGCTATCAAGAACGCTCCTAATACAGTGACGCTGCCTCTGTCAATGACATATCGTTGCGCTCAGGATATAGTTGTCGAAGCCTGTAAAGTGTTCCCCGATGGTATAGTGGCTGCTCCTGGAGCGGTTAAAGGGTTCGTTGGGGACGGTACATTTAAGGACGCTCAGGAAGGGGATTTCATTCTGTGCCGGAATAACGCTCCGTTGGTTGACGCTTTCATTACCCTGTTACGGCAGGGGAAGAAGTGTACAATTCTTGGGAAGGAATTCGGTGATGAACTTGTATCGCTTATAGACAGCGTCGAGGACGTATGGGGACTTGAACAGGTTCTTGAGAACATGATAAGTAAGTTGCAGAAGAAGGGAGTTAAGAGTCCAACCAAGTGTGAGGCATACGACAAGTTGAATGAGAAAGTGAATGTTTTGTTGAGCCTGTACGAATATTTCGGTGATTTGGAAACCGTGCGCTCCCGGATTTACGATATATTTGTAGAGAACGCCAGTCGTGGTATCACGCTGTCGACAATTCACAAAAGTAAGGGGTTGGAAGCGGACAGAATATTCTTTCTACAGCCGGAACTCCTACCAAGTAAGTATGCGACAACTGAACTGGCTTTATATGCTGAAAAGTGTCTCCAATTCGTGGCTATAACACGTGCGAGAAAGAGTTTAATATATTGTTAAATAATTTGAATTATGGAAGAAGTAAAGAAACAGACCCCAATCGACCTGTATCTGATGGTTCCTCATCAAGTGTACGAGGGTGGTAAACAGTCAGTGAAAGTCTGCCTGTTGGCGTGCAAGAAGATTAAGGCTTTCGCAGGATTTCTACCTACGAAAGAAATTCTTGAAACTCATTTTCAGGCTGAACGGGTTCGCATTGAAATGGCGAAGCAGGAATCCGGGAATGAGAACACGTACCGACCTCAACCCTTGTATCTTGAAGTAGAAAGTAGTATATTTGCGTCTATTGTTTCGGAAGCCAGAGCGAAAGACAAAGCGTTGGGAACCCCTGACGTGCTCGCTTTGACGCTGGGTTCATCGATGCCGTGCTGCATTATAGCAGAACGCAAGGAAGAACCCGCACCGAAGCCCAAAACAGTTCGTAAAAAGAGAACCAAGAAAATTGAAGAGAAACATGATTGAAAAGGACAGTCGACCAGTGGTCGGGGAATACGTGTTTTTGAGCAAGTATTCCCAAACCCATGATGGGAAAAAGGAAACATGGCAGGAAGCCGTGAACAGAGTAATGGATATGCACTTGAAACGCTATTCCGGTATGGTGAAGCCTGAAGATGAGGCTGAGTTCAGTAAGATGTTTGCTCACGCATACAGCCTGTATTCCGAGCAACGTGTATTGGGAGCCCAGCGTGCGTTACAGTATGGTGGAGAATTGATGTTAGAGAAGCACGCTCGCTTCTATAACTGTTCTTCTACCTACGTTGACCGTGTACGTGTATTCGAGGAAATCATGTATCTGTTGCTCTGTGGTGCTGGGACAGGTTACAGCGTTCAGCACGTTCACACGGATAGACTTCCCGTACCCAAAGGATTTGATAATTCAAAGCAGGCTGAGAAATTCGTGATACCTGATACGATTGAGGGGTGGGCAGAGGCTGTTGGTAAGATGATGACCGCTTACTATTATGGTGGTGCGGACATCGAGTTCGACTATTCAGCAATCCGCCCGAAAGGTGCATACATCAGAGGGGGATTTAAGGCTCCTGGACCCGAACCGTTGCGTCAGGCGATAGAGAAGTGTCACCACATCATTACCCGTATCAAAGGACGGAAATTGAGACCGTTTGAACTCCACTATCTAATCTGTATCTGTGCGAATAGCGTGGTGACAGGGGGTGTGCGTCGCTCAGCGATGATAAGTATCTTTGACGCTGACGATGCTGAAATGGCTGCGTGCAAAACAGGTAACTGGATAGCAACGATGCCGGAACTGTGCCGGAGTAACAATTCAGCAGCCATCCTACCTGATACACCGAAGGAAGTGTTTGATAACATTTACGAGAATACTAAGTTGTATGGGGAGCCAGGATTTGTATTCATCGATTCTCCGTGGTTTGTATTCAATCCCTGTGGAGAGGTAGGTATGTTTCCACAAATCAAGGACGAGAACGGTGATTATCATACGGGTTGGGGATTCTGTAATCTTGCGGAAATCAACGGTGGTAAGGTAAAGACAGTTGAGGATTTCTATGCTGCCTGTGAAGCAGCCTCCACTATCTGTACGTTGCAGGCTGGTTACACGAATTTTCGTGTTCTTGAGAAGTGGTCACAGTTGATAGCCGAGCGGGACGCTCTTATCGGTGTGGGCATTACAGGTCTCTGTGAGAACCCTGCTATCCTATTCGACCCAGAAGTACAGAAGCGTGGTGCTCAAATCGTTGTAGAGACCAACAAGAAGATTGCGCGAATGATAGGTATCAACGAGGCTGCACGGTGTACAGTTGTGAAGCCGTCTGGGAACAGTTCCCAACTCCTCGGAACCTTGTCAGGAATAACTGCCGGACACGCTCGTCACTACATTCGTCACATTCAGGCTGCGGATACTGAACAGGCTGTTCAGGAGTGGGAACGTGTCAATCCGGATATGGTAGAAGCGAGCGTCTGGGCTCCTGACCGTGAAAAGGTTATCGCCTTCCCTGTTACGCTTCCCGAAGGAGCGTTGCTGAAACAGAACCTGACAGCAATCGAATTCCTGAAATATGTTCTCTTAACGAAACAGAACTGGATTGAGTACGGTACGAACCTGACTCATCCTTCTACACTTGACAATCCGAAACTTCGAATGAACGTGTCAAATACCTGTACAGTTCGCCCAGATGAATGGGATGAAGTACGGGAGTTCCTGTGGGAACATCGTGACCAGTTTGGTGGTATCAGCCTGTTATCATCATTCGGTGATTTGGACTATCCTCAAGCACCATACACCGAAGTTCTTGACGAGGTTGAGTTGGCAGAACGCTACGGAGCAGGAGCAATTCTGTCGAGCGGTCTTATCGTTGATGCGAATGACGTGTTCAAAGACGTTTGGGAAGCCTGTAACGCAGCGATGGGGTTGGCTCCACAGTTACTTACAATCAACGACAAACAGATAGCCGACTTCGTTGTTGAGAATATCAAGGACGGACGCTTCCTCGTTGACATTGACGGTATCTGTTTCTCAGACGTGAACTGTGTCATTGACTACCTAAAACGACGTGTCGAAAGACGGTTGGATTGGGTGCGTCGCTTTAATTCATTTGCCGACAAGTATATGGAAGGCGACCGCCAGAAGACATCGTACTGTTTGAAGCACGTAAACGCATACCACAAGTGGCAAGCCATCTGCCGAATGAAGCCTGTTTCCTACGATAACATCGTATGGGAAGAACCGCTTAAACAGGCTGGAAGTGAAATTGCGACAGCCTGTGCCGGAGGTGCGTGCGAAATACCACAGCGACCGAAGAAATAAATCAAGAAATTGCCCAGTCTTCGGAACCTGACTCCGGGACTGGGCGTTTTTAAATAAAAATCGATTAAGTGTAATAAATATGAATGTAAAGATTTTATTCAACAAATCTGCTCAAGAGGCTCTTTTCGAAGGAATTGATGAACTCGCTAATGCAGTATCTTCTACTCTCGGTCCGAAGGGACATTCAGTAATCATTGACAAAGGGTATGGCATTCCTCACATCACTAAAGATGGTGTAACAGTTGCCCGTGCGTACGATACCGACGACCCAATGAAACGTATGGGAGCAACGCTCGTTAAGACTGTTGCGGCAAAGACCTGTGACGAGGCTGGTGACGGTACGACCACAGCCACAATCCTCACCCGTGCGCTCATTAAAGAGGGAATGAATGTTCTTCCTAATGTCAAGAACCCACAGCGTTTCAAAGAAGGAATGGAGGCTGCTCGTTCAGAAGCCGTTTCGTTCATTAAAGCGATGGCGAAGGAAATCGGTGAGACTGAGTTCGACCGTGTAAATCAGATTGCCACTATTAGCGCAAACGGTGATGTGGAGGTTGGTTGTATCATTTCGGAGGCTATCGGAAAGGTAGGAAACGACGGAGTGATTACAGTTGAGGAAAGCAGCAAGGGAAATGAAACCACAGTCGAAGTGACCACAGGTTTTCAGTGGGAGAAAGGCTTGGTGAACCCGTACTTCGTTACAGACCCAGAGCGTATGGAATGCGTGCTTGATAAGCCGTATATTCTCATCTTCGGGCAGAACATCAACTATCCCCAGGAAATTCTTCCTATCATTCAGACTGTTTATTCAGCGAAACGCAGCGTTCTTATCGTTGCTCCTAATGCGTCTAATGACGTTATCAAGTTTCTCGTGACAAACATTCAGCAGCAGAACGGGTTAAAAGCCTGTTTCGTAAAGGCTCCCGGATATGGTCAAATCCAGAAGGACATGATAGAGGACTTGGCTGTTAAGGTAGGTGCAAAGGTGGTAGGCGATGAGTTTGGGCGTCCGCTTGACCAACTCGGTACAGACTGGCTGGGCGAGTGTGAACGCACAGTCGTTTCTACTAATCGTACAATCCTCGTAGGAGGTGTTGGTACGGAAGCCGATATAAATACCAGAGTAGAGGCTATTAAACATCTAATGGAGGAGAATACGAACTCTTACGACCAAGAGAAGTATCGTGAACGTATTTCGAAACTTACAGGAGGAGCAGCCGTCGTTTATGTAGGTGCGGACAGTGAGGTAGAGATGAAGGAAAGAAAAGACCGTGTTGACGACGCTATTGCCGCAACTCGGGCAGCGTTGGAAGAGGGATACGTTCCCGGAGGCGGTACGGTTCAGTTGCGAGCGTCAGACCACCTACGCAATATGCCTTCACTTCATGAAGAACATCCTGATTTCATCATCGGTTGGAATGTAGTGGCTCAAGCGTTGATGGCTCCGTTCAATCAGTTGTGTGAGAATGCTGCTGTGAACGCAACTCGTATCGAAGTCGACTTGACAAACAACGACGACCCGATGTGGTGGAAAGGCTTCAACCCTGTTACTGAGAAGATAGAAGATATGTTTGGGGCAGGAATCATTGACCCTGCGAAAGTGTCAAGAGTGTCCCTGGAAAACTCTGTTTCAGTCGCTATTCAGTTCCTGAATACGTCTTGTGCTATGTCCGCAAATGATGAACCAAATAAAAAGTAGATACTATGAGTCAGAAACAAATCCGAAGAGGGGACATTGTACGCATCCGCCATAATAACAGCGGTCATCAATTCAAAGAAAACACTTTGTGCGTCGTACTGGATACGTATCCGAAACGAGCCGAATTCCCCGACAGGTTCAAATGTGCAACCCGAACCGAGTGGTGGTACGTTGATATTAAAGACATCACGCTGTTCTCGCGAAACAAGAACGAGGATGACGATTATTAATCATTAAATAGAGACGATTATGTTTTTCGAAGTAAGAACAAAACGGTTGACAGTCACCGAGCGCAATGCGTATAAGACCGTCAAGGAACTGTGGCTGTTCCAAGTTGAAAGTTACACCGAAGCCGAGGCTCGTGTGACGGAGTTCATGAACAAACAATTCAAGGGAGAGGACTTCTCTATTCCTAAGATTCAACCGTCAAAGATACAGCGTGTTGAAAAGACAGACGGCTGTGCTGATGAAGACCCGTTCTACAAAGTTAAGATTGAACTTCTCAGCGAGAACGACAAGGGTAAAGTGGTGAAAGAACCGTTCTTCATTTTGGTTCGTGCTGAAAGTCCTGAGGCTGCTATTGAGGTTGGTAATGGTGTGGGCGATGAAGAAGCACCGTCTTCTGAAACTGTTTCCGCTACGAAAACCAAGTTCACAGGGGTTGTCGTAATGACCGCTCCGAAGAAAGAACCAGCAAAGCCGAAAGCAGAGGCTCCTAAGGAAGAGGAACAACCGAAGACTCCTGCTAAAGCAGCGAAGTCGAAAAAGAAGTAACATTCAGTAACAATCAAGAGTGGCTGGGAAACCAGCCACTTTCATATTTAGGAAGATAATGGCAGAAAAGAAACAACCCATCCCGAAACGTGTAATTACGGAAGCCGACGTTGACCGTATTATGAGAACGGCTCCTGATTACATTACGGAAGCATCGGACGAGGTGAAGGACTTGTTTGTCGCTGCTGAATGGGCAAAAGAGGAACGAGACCTGTCTCCTAAAAGATATTTCGACCTTGTGCTAAACGAGGGTACAGAGGAAGAGAAAACAATCAATATAGACTTCCAACAGACGGTGAACGTGGGGGCAGTTGTCAAGACGCACGGTGGGGACATCACGGCTGTTCGTTCAGCCAACGCCAAGCGTCTTCAATACTTACAGTTAGACAGAGCCTATCAACGAGCCGTGTTGGAGTTGAATAAGGCTATGGGAGTCCGTTCCCGGAAGCCTCGCAACATTGTCGACTATACAGGCACGATAATGGAACTCTTTGGGAAGTTCTATACCGTTACCGATGTCAGCAAGGTTATGGCGAAGGAATACAAGATTAAGGTTCCGGAGGAAGAACTGAAGAAGTTCTATGTTGAGAACCGAGACTTGATTACCAGACGTCGAGCCGAGTACGTGTTACAGAATAAGGATTTTCGTATAGCAACTGAAACAGGTCGTCTTGAAGTCCTTAATCAAATGTTGGTAGAGGTTGAAATCAAGAATAGGGCAGCAGGGGGAAGTAACGTCGATTACTGTAACCTTATACTCCGTATCATTGAACAGGCTCGTAAGGAAGTGAAGGGAAACGAAATCAAGATGACCGTTGATGGTCGTATTGATATCAATGCCACACTTCACGCTGAGACCAACGTGATGACGGTCATGAAGCAGATGTCTATCAATGCGTTGGTAGTTGGTTTGACGGCTGCAAAGGTAGGGTTGAATCCAACCGTGTTGATATCACAGTTGGCGTCATCATGGTATGCGAAGTTCAACGGGTTCAATGGTAACTTGATGGATGGTGAACAGGTACAGTTGCCGTCAGCACTGATTAAGCAGTACGACTGGGACCAGATAGAGCGTTCCTCTAAAGAGTTTGTTCAGGAGTTCACCCCTATCACGGAAATCATTGATGAGAAGGAACCTGAGAAGCAAACCACAGCCGAAACAACTCGTAAGAATATGCTCCTACGATTGAAATCAATGAAGGCAGCGAAGGCACAGGAAGACAGCCGTGCCAACCCTGTTACACCTGACGACAAGGATATGAGCCTCAAGGAGAATGGTATGGTATTGGCTCCGGAGCCTGATGAACCCGAAGAGCCGAAAGGTGAGTTCGAAATAGACTACAATCTTAACAAGCATTACAAGCAGAAGAAGAATATGCGTGTAAAGGGTGCGATAGGAGAGTCTATTGCTCGTCACAAGGCACAAAGAGAAGAGGGTGAGGTAAATGTAAACAAAGCGGAAGCAGAAGCCGCAGCGAGACGTGAAAGACGGAAAGCACGTCGCGAAGCAAAGAAGAAAGGAAATCAAGAATGAAAATAGTTTATAACACATGGTTCCCGTTCGGGAGTTATCATACGTTGAACTTCTTCGGAATACTGTTTACCAAGCGTAAACAGTTACAGGAGTCAACAATCACGCACGAGTCGATACACACGGCTCAAATGAAGGAGATGCTCTGGGTGTTCTTCTACCTGTGGTATGGGGTTGAGTACCTACTTATCAGGCTGTTTCATAAGAAACAGAACTGCGCATATCACGATATCAGTCTTGAGGAAGAGGCTCACAATAATGATGAGAACCCTGACTATCTTAAGACCCGTAAACACTATGCGTGGTGGAAATACATAAGGCTTCGAAGCAATCATAAATAAATTTCGTTTAACAATTTAATTTCAAAGATTATGCAAAAAGACTTTTTTGACAATCACCCCTGACTCTGGGGGGGGGGTCACAGGAAGTGACCGTTCAGGCAGGAGCCAATTATGGTGATGCTCGCTCTACCACGATAACCATTTCGGGGGGGGGGTATCGCTCGAACTATCGATGTGAGTCAGGCTCAAGGACGTTTTACAGCGTCTAAAACAGGTTCTATTCAGTTTAACAATTTGCTTTATGAACGGGTAACGTCAAGACTTTATTTAAGGCTGATAAATACAAACAACGAAAGCGAATATATCAGTTTGTGTGAAAGGCTGAATATAATGAATTCAGGCGAGAAAAATACTGAACAGATATCTGGGGAAGTTCAATGGACAGGGAGTCGGACGTTCACGACAAACAAATGCACCCTAATTATTTCATCTGGAAAGAATGAAAGTATTGACATCACGCTAAATGGACAAACTTTAGTCAAGGGAACATTCACTTCTCAGCAAGAAGTTAGATTTTCAACTATAACAATATCTCCGGGAGATACATTGAGAGTATCAGGAACAGTTCAATATTCGTAAAAAGAAAGGGTGAGCCGAAAGACTCACCCTGTTTTGTTTACCTGTGTACAGGCTTCTAAATACCTGTCGGAGTAACATTGTAAGAACGCACCATCCACGCTTCCTTTTCCATGCTTTCAATCATGTCCTCAAGGAAGTTAAGAGTAGCAAGGTCATTCTCGGGGATTTGTTTGTGAATGTCTCTGATAGAGCGTATCAACTTATCCCAGTCGTCACGAATGATTTTCCACATGTCAAGAGCCTGTGGAACGGCTTCGCTCATACCGAATTCCTTGATGTGGTTGTTCTGTAACATTGCTTCCATAGAACCCAGCGGACGTTTGCCAAGAGCACGGACACGTTCAGCAACATCATCAACACGTTCAATTTCTTCTTCGTAGAGTTTCAGCATAGCCTCGTGATAGGAACCAAACGAGTCTCCTACGACATTCCAATGAAACTGCCAAGTCTTCAGCATAAGCGTGAAGTGGTCAGCAAGTAAACCATTCAGCAAGAGGGCACTACGTTCGAGTTCCTCTTCAGTTAAACCAGTCTTAATCATTTTCCTTTAATATTAAAGAGTTTATAAACAGTTATATAACGATTACAAAGGTACAAAGAATAAAATCTTTAGGAAAATCTAAGAATATTCCGGATAAATCATTGGATATATCAAAAGAATGACTAACTTTGTTGCGTCAAACAATAAATCAACGGAATAATATGAAGACTTTAATAGAATTAAAACAGGCTGCTGAGAGTAAAGGTTTACGGTTCGAAGTAAACAAGTGGGACCCGACTATCAGACGTTGGGAAACCGATAAAGTTCCTAATCCTGACTTCATGAAGATAGAGATTGGTATTGAGTACCGTCCTAACATCTGGGCATGGTTTGACGGGTTTTGTAAGGAAGATGTCAAAGATGATGATTTAACCCTGTTCTTTCGGGAAACGTATAATTGCATATGCGGTCGTCAGAATAAGACCTGGAAGAGAGGCTTTAAAGTTGAACGACAACTGTTTGGAAATGATAACTAATAACCAGAGGGAGTTTACGCTCCCTCACAAATAATTTCGTAGATATGAAAGATGAACCAAGAAACAGAAGTGTGTGGGAACGTGTAAAGATGGCGTTCCGTCTATTGTTTAGTATTAAAGCGTTGGAGCCTGTTTATAAGGAAGGCTGGGAAGATGGTCGTAGAGGACTCTATGACGATTACAAGGTCATGAAGGAAACCATCGAGCCATTCGTGAAAAAAGTTCATGACACGGCTTGGCACGGGGATAGTGCTATCACTATACCAGGAATGATTCCAACGGAACTGTATCGTTTACCGTTCCTTCCAGTTGATGATTTCCTTGGTGCCGGAATAGTTGCCGGACATAATTGTCCTCCGCAACAAATTGAGTTGAAGTATCAGGTCTATAGACAGGACACGCTCGAGAAAGCGTTTCAGGCGGATAGACGGCTTGCGCATGATATCAATTACGGATATATGGAAGCCTCTAAGAGTCTTGCGAAGTTCCTGTTAGAAAATGGGTTCGTGAAACATCGTGTTATCGCTAATCCGAGAAGCCCATACCCGACATTCGTATTCTTTACGAATGTGATGAAACGGGTGTAATCACGTTATAATAGTGCGGTAAATCTGCCGTTGGATTGCACTTAAATATTGCGAGGTTGAGCCGGACTGGGAAGTTCGGCTCAATTTATTTTGAAGAATTCCCGAGGAAACTCTTTGATATCTCAATCTGAACCACTACATTTGTACAGTCAAATCAATAAAACCAATGTAATATGGAATTCAAAGAACAATCCGTCCCGACTGGTATCTTGCTTAAGATACGTAAATTACAGGCTCTTGCCGAAAGAGGAGTAGGTGGTGAAGCCACGAACGCAAAAATCCTATTGTCTGCCTTGTGCGAGAAATACGGTATCGATGAGTCAAAACTTGATGAAGAAGAGAAACAGTGGTATGAGTTCGAGATGAGAACTTCAGTCCAGAAACTGTTCTTACAGTTGTACGTCAGTGTATATGGTACGACTGAACGCTATCTCAAGGAAGTTGAACTGTGGAAGAGAGGTCGTAAGAAGATAGTGAAATGTAAGTTCACCCGTGCTGAATATATTGAGTTCAGTCAGATGTGGGAGTGGCACAGAAAGAACTATCTGGCTGAACGTAAACGCATGAGAGAACTGTTCCAGATAGCCTACTACGATAAATTCAAGATGTATGCTTCGGAGACCTGTGATGAGTATGAAGCCCAGCGGTCAAAGAAGAAAGACAGCGACCTCACAATGGAAGATATATTAGCGATAAACATGATGGCAGCAGCCTGTAAGAACAAATCCTTCTACAAACAAATAGGAGAGGCAAACGACGACGAAGACGACGAGTAATGATTTCCCCGAAAATAATCGGGGATTTCTTTTGATATGTCAATCTTTATACATATATTTGCTTCCGTAAATCAAACAAGTGTAATCATGAGAAAGAAAACATCACATCGCGAGAAGGACTTCGGTCTGGTTCAAAGAGCCTTATGTGGAGACCAGGATGCCTTTACAACGATATTCAAGAAGTACAATGTTATCCTCACTATACAGATTGGTGAGATTATCAATGACAAAGATTTAACAGCCGACATCGTAATGGAAACATTCGAAAAGGCTTTCGAGCGGTTGGAACGCTTTCAACCAGACTATCAATTGAGTGCGTGGTTAGTCCGTATCGGTAGGAACTGTGCGATAGACTATTGTCGTAAGAAGAACCGAGTGAATATCGTCAGTATTGATGAGGGGTTCGACGATACCGAGGATGACCGACCTACGTTACAAGTAATAGACGACAGCCGTACACCTGAAGAATCCTTGTCGTTCAATCAGCGAATAGAATATGTAAAGAGCGTCATGCAGAAGATGCCGTCAACATCAAGACGGGTTATTCAGATGCGGTTCTTTGATGACTTCACCTACGAAGAAATGGCTGATGAACTGGGGTTCACTCTTCAACAGGTCAAGAACGCTATGCATAGAGCGAAGCGAGACCTCATTGAACTTATAGAGTTGCAGGCATACGATGACGTCCTTCATAAATAAAAGAGGAGTTCGTCATAACGCTATACAGGTATGAGAATGACAAGTTATTTCAGGTCTCTTGTTAAGTCAGGGACATTGGACAGCAGTAAATCGTTTGCCTTGCTGCTGTCCGTAATTATAGGAGCCATCATTGGTTTAGTGGTGTGCTTCTGTCTTATTTGGGACGTCGTGACCAACGGGTACATCAAGACAAATTTAAACGAATTGGGAGTGTTCCTATTGTGTGCAGGTGGCTTCATGGTTGGTGGCGGGATAAACAAGGTATTTGGCGAAAAGTATTTTAAACATCAAAAACCAGAGAAGAATGAAAAAGAAGTTTAAAGCGAAAGTTTCAGGAATGTTTGACATCGTTCAGTTGAGCGATGATACATTCAGCGAAGTGGTAGAGAAGTTGAAAGCCAACGACTACCATATTGACCAACAGTTCACGAACCGTGAAGAGTGTTATGTCGAAGCCATAGGCGACAGCGGTACGAAGTCCGTATCTCGTGGGGATATGGTGTTCACGGACGAGACGGGAGAGTTATTTATAATGTCAGAGAAACGGTTCAATGCAACGTATGAAGAAGTGGAAGAAGATTCAAAAATCCCTAATCAGGAAATGGCGGCAGACCCAGTGTGATTGGTTCGGTCATCAGCCTGTAACAGTCATAGAAGACCGCTGGCGTGGTAAACAGAACATTCTGAACCGTAAAGGAGGGAAGCCTCGCAAGGGAGGACACTATGTTACGGGATATTATGAAAAGTGCGCGAGATGTGGTAAGAAATTGAGTAATTTTAAAAGATGTTGGTAATATGTTAAAGATGAAGTTTTGGTTCGAAGGGAGCCAGTTACAGCCTGACTGCAACATTCACGGAGGCTGCAAGATAGGGAGTTCAGCCTGTCATGCCTGTCCTCACTGTGTACGGGTAAACAGCAAAGACCAGGAAGTTCTGTGTCTTGGCGATGGCTCAGAGTATAAAGAAGCCAAGTTGGAAGAGTTGAGGGTTGGCGACAGGTTCAAGACAGTGAAGAACGTGTACGGGACTCTCTATACAGTAAAGGAAACCAAGAACGGTAAAGTTATGGTGGACAGCGACGTCACGTCAATGTCAGTCATCAAGAACTTTGATAAGGTGTTCTTGCTTCCTGTAAGCGAAAGTAATTAGTAAACCGAATGAGATGTCAGCACCGAATAGGAAAGTTTCTTAGAACGACTGTTAGACGTCTCATTCCCTAAATTAAAAACGAAAGAAGATTATGAATAGTTATGAATATATCCCCGACTGGTGGATAAGTGGTTCAACCCAAACAAAGTAAAGGTCATGGAAAAGGAAAAGACTCATGCAGTAATAGATACTTCGATAGGTGTTCGCCTGACGAATATTATCGCTTCTACGGAACGCTCGAGGAATGTCAAGCGTATATCAAGGAACACGAGAATGAACCTAACTTGGGAATAATACCATGATACACTTCGTTCAGAACAATGACATCATCATTGGCGTGGACTTTGGTTACGGTAACGATATCGCAGTGAAGACCACGGCAAAGGTTCACGAGGATGGTAGGCTTGAAATACTGTCATCGGAACGGATAGGAAGAACCCGTGATATCAAACAGGAACATCGGGATAGAATAATTGAAGAATTAAAACAGTTCAGCGATGGCACTTTACAGCAATTGGAACGTCCTGACGCTCCCTATTAAAGCCGACGGAAAGTATAAGATTGGTGATACGTATCACGTGTTAGATGAGGAATATTCTAAATTTTGGAAGTTCGATGGATTGGTGATACGAAATATTGATTATTCATGGGGTGTTCGCTTACATTTCAGCCTGAAGGATTGGTTAGAAGCCAAGCCAGATATAGAAAGACTCAGACGAATAAAGGGAACGAAATCACCCTGCCAGTTGAAACATTTTTAGCAAAAGGAAATATGAGAAGGAATATCCATGTAATGTACAAGAATTTCAGAGGCATAGTGCTGACGAAAACCCTGTTGGGGTTCGAGGGAAGACTGAACCCTGCTCAACTCAAAGAAGAACTTGAGGCGAAGAATGTTGAATGTTCATTGGTTGTGGGCTGGAGCCTGTACGAGCCTGATGAGGCTATTGAACTCACACCATCACAGGCTATGGACTTCCACGAATGTCTTGAAGAATTGAGCGAAGTTGATATCCGTTTCAATGTGAACGGACATTCAATTGAGAACGGTTCTATACGGCTGTCGTATAACATCTATGAGCATAGCCTCATGGTCACACGGGTGTGGCTCAATGGAAAGGAGACAAAGGAATTGGTGGACACCATTCATCAATGGTTAGATAACAATCAAGATTTTATAAAGTAGATTATGGAAGCATTTAAAGTAAGACTCATTCAGGAGTATGTAGAACTCAATGAACGCACAGAAAAGTTAGAGGAGTTCATCCTCAAAAATCCTAAATTCGAAAGCCTCGAAACAGAGATTCAAACATCGATGTTGGCTCAGAAGGAAGCGATGAAGGAGTACCGTCATTCGCTGAAACATCGAATGAAACTGTTAGGGATAACTCATGATGACGTGGTTGCCTATAAGCACCCGTATCAGAACCTGTCCTTTGGTGAAGCATTACAGGCTCTTGAGGCTGGTAAGTGTGTCAGAAGAGAAAGTTGGGTTGGGGATAAGTTTGTAGTGAAACAAATCGACAGTGACATTCCGGCTGAGGTTGTTCCTAAGATGCAGTCGCTTCCGGACAGTGCTAAACAGTTCATTGGAAAGACAGCCAACGGGGATATTCATTATCGTAACCAGTGTCTGATAGTGAAGCAGTACCCGTCATCGACTGTGGCTACAAATTACGTTCCGGACTGGAATGATATGTTCGCAAAAGATTGGATAGTGCTATGATAGTTCTTCTCATTATATTGTGCGTACTGCTGACGGCTGTTATCGTGCTGTCGGTATGGGGATACACGTTGCTCAGTAAGAAAATTGATTACGTGTACGGAAATCAATCCATATTGTATCAGAAGATATTAGAGGCTGAGATACCTGTGTTATGCTCGTATCTTGGAGTGCTCGAAACGGCTCGTCGTGAGGCGTTGGCTGATGAACGGTATGAAGATGTGCAGAGGTTGATAGACACTATCCGATATAATACGGGGACGTTGGAGCAGTTGAGGCGGGAGTACAGTATGATGCGGAAGGATAGTCAGTCGACTCGATAGATTCAGGGAAGGGTGTTCGATATTCGACATCGGGTTCTGGATTATGTGTGGAGGGATGTGATGAGTCACGTGTGATGGCTTGTTACATCCCTCTGGACGTCTCGTACAGGGACGTCCACCATCAACATGGTATAATGCTGAGCCTCATAATCTTTAGCCTCTATTAGATAGGTATATGAGAGGTGATGAGGTTGGTGATGTCTTATACCTACCAAATAAAAGAATAGAGGGTGATAATCACTGATGGGGATAGAGCCTCCCTATATAGGTCTATATGGTATAGGGGTATGGTTGGTGTAGGAGGTGAGGGGTATGGCTGAGGCTGGGTGTTATTGGGGTGTGGTATGGGTTGGTCAGTGGGGTTATTGGAGTGGGTGGTTGGAGGTTCGGGGTATTTCGAATCCGGACTGCAACACTCTTCTGCGCCAGAATCCTGCGCGACTCAACCCCGAAGAACCGTGCCCGATGACTGTTCCTACTCCACACCCAGGACTCCGTGGGCTGTCATTTGGGACGATATCGTATGCCTCACTATCCGTTATCACGAGACTGACACGCTGGCGTCGAAAACAGCCTGTAAATCACCCTAAAAACCTCTCCACCAAGACACGGATATTTGGTTGCATCTACTCCGGGAATTTCGGTGCAGGAATAACAGGTTCTGGACAGGGGGTTGTCATCGCTCCTAACATGGTCACCCCACAGCGAGTTATGGGCGAAATGACTGTTTCGAAAAGTTAAATCTGAGGAAAAATCTGAAGAAAGTTGGAGAAACTCTTTGCGGATTCATCAGAATCCACTACCTTTGTGTCATCAAAGTAAATCAAATGTCAAATATTAAAACAAATAAGGATATGAAAACGTCACAAGATTTTAACAAAAACTTCAATCAGTACAGTTCAGAGATAGAAAAAGAGATGTCGAACCTCAATCGTATGTTACAGGAGTTTGCTTCTAATGGAGTAGTCGCTCAACAAATCATCAATGACTTGGAACCTGTATTAGCGAAGTTACACCTGACAATCGACTCATTCACTATGAACCGTCCTGACAAAGAGAAAGCCTCTAATCGTGGTCGTCTGAGTCTTCACCTCATGTCTGACGGAAAGTTCAAGTTCATTCAGTTCCGTGGCTATACTTCACGTGGTGCTGGTAAGAACGAAAGCCGTCTCGATAGCAAAGCCGAAAAGATTTGTGAAGCGGTTATGGCTGCTCTTCAGAACCCTGTAAACGAACTCCGCTGCTCAGTCAACCCGTTCAGCCTCGAAGTAAGGGATGGAAAGGAAACAGGTCGTGTGCTGATGGATATCTCATACAACTTCTAAGGAAATAATCGAAGAATTCTTCAAGAAAATTCCGGATGGTTCATTGCTGAGTCATCCGGAATGACTATATTTGTACTGTCAATCAATAAAGAAATGAACAGTATGAAAACAATCAGTCAAATCCAACAAGAGGTTCTCGCCACGGCTCAAGTGACACTTGACGAACTTCAAGCCTCTATCGAAAAGTTTTGGGAACAGGGTTGGGAACGTAACGAGGAAGCGAAAAGAACTGTCAGTCTTCTAAATGGTACGCTAACAATATTTCAAGAGTCATTCGTGATTATGCTTCTTATAAAAACCTGTACGAGAAAATCCTGTCAGGCGAATATGTAAGCCAACATCAATCTCGCGAGGACGCTGTGGCTGAGGCTACGAAACAACTCGAAAAGAATGAAGAGTCTTTTCCTCGCTCACTCAATCACATCTACCAAACCGCTGTCCGTCGTACCTATTACAGTCTATGTGGTTACACTCATGAGGACGAAATGGTTCACACTCCTGGAGTACGCTACGACCGTCAGCCGGAATACATTCGTAATAAGGAAATACAGGCTTCAGGAGTTCTGAGCATTCACTTCTACTGCGAGTCTCGTGAAAAGTTTTATGCAAAGCGTGACCAAGAGGTACGGCTCACAATCGAACAGGCTACTGCGAAACTGAAATTACAGGTAGAGAAGAAACTCACTCCTATCAAAGATAAGATACAGTCGTTCGACCTCATCTCTTTTAGAGGTCAGCAGGGAAACTATGTAGGCGAGTGGGTGATACGTACTGAAGACGCTCGGTACATCTTTAAAACGAGTTGTATCCTGGCTGGTGGCTATAATATACAATGCCTTCACGCTCGCTATATAGCCAATCTTAAACAGGTAAAGAAATAAATCTTGAGGATATCCCGGAAATTCTTCCGGGATTTCTTTGATATGTCGATAGAACCCAGTACATTTGCTCAGTCAATTAAATCAAAGGAGGAAACAAACTATGTTACAGAAAGGCTCAGAACAGTATAAACAGGCTCAGAAGTTAGCGAATGAAATCAAGGACATGGCGGGAACTGACCGCTGGAATAACAACTCCTATTTCGAAATCGCTTTCAATGCTCTCGGGCAGTTCATCAGTAAAGTACAGGCGACAGACGGCTTCGCTGCTAAGATAGCCGAAACAGTCGACAAGACGATGAACCCCTACGGAAAGAAAGTTGCGTTCATCAGTGACAAGCAATCATGGATATTGGCTGTTGCAGCCGTTGAAAATAATATAACACTATAAGACATCATGGAAAGAATAATTTGGACAGTATTTGAGTTCTTCTGGGGACGCTTCGGAAGAAAGAAGTTAGTAAAGAAGTACAGGGTATGGTGGCAGCGGTTCTGGATAGCCGTGTTCGTTTTCCTAATCTTGTGGGGAATGGTACTGTTCCTCGAGTGGTGGGACGGTGTGGTTCGTTTCCTGAACTATGTGATATGGGGATAATAGTACAAATCAATAAATAAAGAGAAGATATATGGAAGCAAAATTAAGAGGATTAGACCGCTACGAGGTAGAGGCTATTCAGTACGATGGTACAAACAGTGATGAAATCTGTCAGTTCATTCTCGAGCATGAACCCGATACACAAATCGAGGGAGCGTTCCTGAAAAAAGGTACGGACAAGAAGATGATGGCGGTTATCGTCATTCCGTCAGGCGAAGACATTTTGGTGCGTGAAAAGGAGTGGCTCGTTCATGTTGAGGTTCCCTACGGAAACCAGAACTCCTTCTACGTGATGACAGACGAAGAACGTCAGGACAGGTTCGAAGAGGTTGAGGAAAAGACTGATATCCGATATAATTAGTATGGGAAAGATATACGACAGGCTCCAGAAGCAATTACAGGTAGAGGAGCACAGAGAGGATGCTGAGGACTGTATTAAGATATACAATAAACTCAAAGAAATGAATGACGGAAGCGTGTGGAGTTCTGATTGGCAAGTCCTTACCACTATCGGTGGATGGATAGGTGAGCGTCCACACGCTCAAATGGCTTACAAGCCAAGCAAGGTTGGATACGTATTCTTAAATGGAATAAGGGATGAGAACACTAACAGTTGAGAAAATCGGTGAGACCGAAAAGGCTGTTCAGTATCGTGTGACGTTCTGGATAGTTGAGAACCCCGGACACCCTGTGTGCTGGGAAGGAAAAGAGTATTACTTTGGGAGGTGGCTTCCGAAGCGTGTGGTCACTCCTATTGATGACACTCATATAGGTATTCCGAAGAAGTTCCTTGAGGAGACCATCGAACTACTGGCAAAAGGACATCCGTTCAGGGAAGTTCGCTATAATGCTCAGTTCAAACAGGAGACTCTACAATGGACTAAACCGACGAAACCAGAAAAATCTTGAAAATTCTTTGAAGATTTCCGGATAATTTCTTTGCTGATTCAATAGAAAGCACTATCTTTGTAATGTCAAATTAAATCAACAATGTCAAACAAATTAAAAATTAGAATTATGAAGACAACTGTAAACAACATCGCTTCCGAGAATGTAACTTCTTTCGTAATTAACGAAGATATGCTTAACGAAAAGAAGGCAATGAAGTACATCAGCAAACCTAACATGGTCGCTGCTATCAATGACATCTGTGCTGCTATCAAAGGTCTTAACAGCCTGTTCTCACCTCAGGAGTACACCGAAGCCAACAGCAAGAAAGAACTATTCGACGCCTATCATCGCTTCTACATCATCTATACTGACCTCCGCGACGCTGCTATTGAGGCTCGTCACCGTGAAGAAGAAAAGAAAGAACGTGAAGAACGTCGTCGTCAGGCTGAAATCGAAAAGAATACCAAGGAACTCATCAAGCCAGCCCAGCCGTTAAAGAGCGAAGAGGAAGTCAAAGAAGCCTCTAAAGCCAATAAGAAGGCAAAGGCTGACAAGGCTCCCAAGAAGGAAAAGAAAGCCTTTGTAGAGGGCGAAAAGAAGACCACTCCCCGTGTTGGTGACGCTGAGGCTCGCCTCTCTACCTACTCCGCTGAACTTGCTGAGAAAGAGGCTTTGGTTGCTAATGCTGAGGAGTTCGCTAAACTGTCAAAGGAAGACGCCAAGGCTATCCGCCACCGTATCGCTTCCCTCAAGCGTAAAATCGAGCGTGCTAACAAGGCTCTGGGAACTAAATAAGAGCCAGTCATGAAAGAAATCCTGACATTCGTAGTGCTTCTGATACTGGGAGCACTACGTTATTTCGAATATAGACATCGTGAATAATTAATCCAATATATCATGAGCAAACTAATCACCACAGAGGATGGGTACGAAATACGCTTGGGTCAGAAGAACCCATCTTGTTACCCGTGTTGCTTCGAGGGGTCGGTCTGCGCTTGTCGTAGCGACCTTTGCATAAAGCATCGAGACAACTATATCAGAGAGCATGGGAAACTTCCGCAGGGAGAAGGTATTTATCTCAGACAAGCGAAGTCATGAACGAAGAGGATACTTCCCTATATGGTAAGAACCGTGAAGGCAAGGTTGCGCTCTGTGAAACCTGTGCTTATGACGGTTACTGTCGAGACAAGATACGATATTATAGATGTAGAAACTATATAAAAATCAAAGACGATTATGACAAGAATGAAAGGAATGTTGCTGATGACCGCTCTGATGATGGCGGCAGCACAATCGAGTGACCCATTCAGAACTCCTCGACGCAATACAGGGGTTCGACGTAATAACAACCAACGGAAGCCGAAACCCGTTGTTCGTGAATTGAGGGAGTTCACTGTGAAAGGTCATACGATTATGGCTTACTTCCGCAAGGACGCTATTACACGGCTGAAACTCAAGAAGAAAATTTAGGAGCCATGAAAACAAAAGAACAAATAGAAGCGCACAGAAGAACCTGTGAGCATTTCAATACTACTCTCCTGGGAGATGGTATAACGTGTTGCACAGCCGACTTGCGTGCCTTACCTACATGGCAAGACCCAGGAGGTGATGGTACGGTTTACCCCTGTGGAGATGATTGTCCGTTTATGAAACAGTTTATAAATGAAGATAAAGATGAAGACATTGAAACCAATCATTCAGACGGAAGAGCCTGACAAGTATGGGCGAACCGTGAAAGTAGGAATCACCGACGGAACGACGGCATCGTTCTTTCAGGTGATGTCCATGGGAGAGGTGAGAAACCTCCGTGACGAGTTGACGAAGTTCCTAAACCACTCAGGAGCCGGAACCCCTGTGTTCGACTTCAAGAGTTTCGAAGGAATTCGCGACAGGGTAAAGGTCGGGGATACTGTTCGGGTACGTTTCGAAGAGTTTGGTATGCCTGACAAACATATTCCCGGACGGATGGTACTTCCTAAAAGAGCCTATCGTGTAATAAAGATAGACGAAAGACGAGGGCAGCACCTGTCCGGGAAGGACTTGGAAGAGGGGAAGGTCAGAAAGTTTCACATCGAACAAATCATTGAAGTCCTATGAGAGTGAATAAAGCCATGCTGATGATACGGTTGGTCAACCGTATCACGGCTGAAAGAGATTATTGGAAAGAAAAGGTTGAGGCTCAACTCGAAGGAAAGCCGTTTGTCGAGAATGAACGATACGAGCGTCGTAAGCATAAAATCACCCGTATAAGCCGACCCCAGTAGCCTGTTTGGAAAAATTTTGACGAATTTATCGGGAAACTCTTTGGAATGTCAAATAATGCCACTATATTTGTTCCGTCAAACAATTTAAATCATTTAGTTATGGGACAGAAATCAGTTTACAACATCATCACCGCCCAACAAATAAATGGGGTCTGGAGTATCGCTGACGTGGCGTTTTCAATTACTTCGCTTAGAAAAGCGCAAATGCAAATGCAAACAATTATTGACCTCACTGAAAGAGGTGAATGGTTTGTAGGGAGCGAAAATCATTACGAGATAATCGCTAATGAATATCCTCCTATACTTGAACAGCCTCGTTTCGTGTGGGACATCATGATTAAATGCGTTGAGACAGGGACGCTCGTACTGTATCGCATGATAGAGTCTCCGCTGAATAGTATGTACATTTCAAAATAATCCCGATATGGAAATCAATCAGAATAATAAGCCAGTGACCGTTACGTTCAGTGACGGCACTGTCAAACAAGTTATCTACGACTCAATAGAGTTTCTTGAGGGAGGGAATGTATCCCTTCTCGGACACTTATCAGACCTTCCTACTGAAACGGTCGTAGAGACGCCAAAAGAGGCTCCTATCACCCCACAACTACCACCCGAAAGACCTTATATGCGCAGGTACACGTTCCGAAGCGGTCTTGTGCGCTTCCTACACGAAGGACGTATGCGTACTGCTGCCGTCACTCACTGTACGGATAAGGCTTGGCGAGTGATGAATAAAGAGTTGGGAGTAGCGTGGTTGCCGAAGAATGTCATCAGGTGGAGCGAAATCGCTCAGCAGTTCTGCGTCATCGATGAGACGTATGAGTTGGACTTCACGTTTGATGTTAAGCAGGGTATGGATGAATATCCGTCCTTATTCGACCCTGAGGATTTAGTTGTAAACGAACTCGATTAATAGAAAGGAAAATAGATTATGATGGTGAATATGAACGGTCTGTCCTACGGGACATGGAGAAACATTCAGAAGGCGATTGAGCAATTTGACTCGCCTGTTAAGTCATCAGGAAACTACCTGTTAAAACTTCAGGAAGTATTCACTCCCGGACATACTCGTCAGATACACGTCCTCCCGAAACTTGGGGAAGGCTCACTTGGCGACGCTGCTGAGTATCAACGTGTGTCTGACAAATACTGTTGGGAGATTATAGTGGCTGACGATACAAGGTTTGGTCGTCATGTGAGTGTCTGTTCCTATTTCACCGAACCAGCGTTCGAGGTCTTTACTGACACGCTTGGATGGAATGAACAACATCGCGAGCAGTACAGGCTGTCAACGGATATCGAGAAAGAGAAGAAAATTCAAGAACAGTTCGCTCTGAAAGTCCTTGAGACAATCTGGGGTGAATATGGTCACACTATAAAAAGAATACCATCATGAGAAGATGTCGGAAATGTTACTGTACAAATCCAGCAGCCTGTCAAGCGTGTCGCTCGTATTACAGGGGAAGAGTGAAGAACGCTCTTATCATTGCCTTTGTGATGTGCGTGGGTGCGATGTTGTTAGGCTGTATCTTGGCTCTTCTCATGATAGGAGTTTTTCTATTATTATAAACCAAAATGAGAAGTTATGCTGGAAACAGAAACAATCTATCCAGGCGGAAATCTGCCTAAACAGAAGTATCTCAAAAGAATGTGGCGTGGGCTTGCGGTTCTTTTGCTGTCAATTCTAATCATTCTTGTGATACGGTCGTGTAATACGACAGAACCTGTACCATCTCAGCCAGCGTTTGGCTGTGAGTACGCTGAAGAACAGGCTGTGGAGCCAATACCTGAAACGCTCTTTGACGAGGTGTATGATTATATCTTCAAGTTGAGGATTGACCATCCGGACATCGTCATGGCACAATGTATTGAGGAGTCCGGAGGCTTCACTTCTAAACTGTTTGTAGAGGGACACAACTGTCTGGGAATGAAAGTTCCCAGAAGCCGTCCCACTTTGGCTGTCGGAATCATGTTAGGTCATGCCCGTTTCAACTCGTGGCGGGAGTGTATAGCCGACTATGCTATATGGCAGAGTACATTTGCCCGACGGCTCACAAAGGACGAATATTTCGCCTATTTAGACAGAGTTTATGCGGAGAAGAAAGGTTACAGTGGTCGTCTTAAAGCGATAATTCAGTCTCGAGGACTGTAACCTGACTCCGAAGTAATCACGTATCTTTAACATCAACAAATAATTTCGTATGGAAACAAGAATTAAAACAGCCTTGGACGGCTTTCGTAAATCAGTGCTTGAGGCACACGGTATGGACTTCCTAATCGTAGGTTCACTCGCTCTTCACGAGTTGGGTATGGAAACGGCTGAACCTCACGACATCGACATGGAGGTCAAATGTACACCCGAACAGGAACAGAACATATTCAAGTTACTGTCGGACTCTCAGAAGAACACGATGTATCAGATGCAGGAGAAGGAGGATTATCACTCCAACGCTGAACGTCGTATGGACAAAGTGACGTGGACGCATAAGCCGTATCTCTTTCAGTGGGGGGACGTCATCATCAACGTATGGGTGGTGAGTGAGTTCAGTCACGAGTATGTTACACTTGACAGTGGAATCAAGTTCGCAAAGGTGATGTCTGTCATTCGTAAGAAGATAGCGTATCAGCGCAACAAAGACCGAGCATTCCTAATCAATCTCGCATATCGCTTCCTTGGAATGGTGGGCGCAAACGGGAAGAATTTATCCGCTGTATTCAATCAGGACTGCCGATAATTCGGGAGTCCAAAGGGATTGATAAAAACTATCAACCGAAAAACGACGTTATTATCACACGTTTGAAAATAGAAACATTTTATTCACTAAATTTAAAAAGAAATGAGAAAGTCAGAATTCGTGGCAGCAGTTGCCAAAGAGGCTGGTATGAGCCAGAGAGACACCGAGAAAGTAATCGACGCACTGAATCCGGTGATTGTCAAGACCTGTGTTGAGGACGGTGACGAAATCAGCCTACCTTTCGGAAAGTTCAAACAGAAAGTCAACCCTGCTAAAACAGGCACGAACCCGTTGACTCAGAAACCTATGAACGTTCCCGAGTCTCACACACTTGCTTTCAAGGCTTCTAAGACCGTGAAAGTGGTTGTTGAACCGAAGAAAGGTAAAAAGAAATAAGTCCGTGAGGATGTGATTTTTGTTTTAGTCATGATTGGAAAGAGGTTGCCTGTAACGGGTTGCCTCTTTCCTTATTCATAGAAGCCACTGGCGGTCGCTCTACGAGATTTACCCCTGTTGGCTGGTACATTTTATTCCCCGTATAGTTATAATCGCTTAAATCGTCTAATATGAACGCAAGAATGGATAAGGATAGCACAGTCACCCTGTCAGGGTTCTGTGAACACGTAATCAGTAAGACTCAATCCGAGATATACAGAATAACAGGTTCATCTTCCCTAAAAATTCAGGACGGAAAGGCTCGTAGAAGAGAACGCAGAGCCGAATTGAGGAAAAATCGGAAGAAATAATGAAGATTTTCCGGATGAACTCCTTGGATATTCGATAAATGGACGTATATTTGCTCAGTCAAATCAAACAAGTTACGTCATGAAAGGTTCAAGATACTACAAAAATTTAGACTTCAGCAAGCCAGTAGGGACTCACCGCTATGTTGATAACATCAAAGACCGTCGACAGTTAGCAAAGGTTTGCCTCGTGGCTATGGCTCGTATCAATCAAGCCGAACAGGGTTCAATCACAGACCCCTATGAATTGGCTTCCTCTACAATGAAAGACGGACGTACACTCATTCAAACTATCTACGAGGATGGTTATGTTATGTATAATGACGGATGGTTCATTGTCGAATGCGATGAAGACGGGACACTTTACGTTGATGTAACAGGTGCAGCGACTCGAGAATGTCCGGAGTACGAAAATATGGAATATATCATGGACGCTGCCTGTCGCGAGGGTCATGAAGAGTGCCTCAAGGCTTTGGCTGAGTATGAAACCAATTAAATATAGATAGTTATGGATAGAAATGTAAAGCAGTTGGAGTATGTATCTCCTGAAATCAAGTACAAGAGTGGTCCGATGGATACCTTTGTTCACGTGGATTTTATTCATCGTTGGTTTGGTGTTATTGACACTAAGAAGATGGTGAAGTACGGTGCTCACGCCAATGTGGTATTCGGGACTGACAAACGACAGTACACGTTTCGAGAGGGTTGGTTGATAGGGTTCAGAAGAATTCCTGAGTCAGAAACTCGTGTGATAGTACAGAATGAGAAGAGCGACACGTGGGTTCTCCGTCGTGATTGGGCAAAGGTCTTCGAAAAGATGACTCCTCAGAAGGCAGCGGACTTCAAGATATCTTCCTATAAGGACGTTCTTGATGAAATGGCTGAATACTTTATGGACGGTGACGAGTTTAAGACCGCCACGTTCCTGTGTAAAATCGAAGAAACTAACAAGGTATGATAGCAATCAGCGACAAATTAAGACATCAGGTCATGAAACTGGCTGAGCAGTACGAGAAGCCTGAATTCATCACTGACGACCCTGTACAGTTCCCCAGACGGTTCGGATACAAGTGTTCTCAGGAGATAGTAGGCTTCATCGCTGCTTGGTTAGCGTATGGGAACCGGAAAGCCATCCTCTCTACCTGTGAGAAACTATGTAAGGAAATGGAGCGTCTGACTCCCTATATGTATATCAAGAACATGGGTTGGCGAAAGTACATTGACTCGGAGGAACCCCTGTACCGTTTCTTCAAGGAAAAGGACTTCGCTGACCTGTGTCGTGCGCTCAAGGAGATTTACGATAACAACGAAGATATGGAAGAGGCTCTGTCAAAGAACTATACTCGTACGATGGGAGCCACAGATTATCTCGATGCGCTGATAAGCCTGTTCCCTGGAGTGAAAGGTATCCCCCAGGATTCGAAGTCTGCCTGTAAGCGGTTGAATATGTTCCTACGATGGATGTGCCGTCGAAACAGTCCTGTGGATTTAGGTATCTGGAGTTTCATTCCCCAGCCGTCCCTACTCATTCCGCTTGACACTCACGTCGCAACCGTTGGTCGTCAATTGGGTCTCATAACGGGTAAAGGCGATAGCATGAATACAGTGCTTGAACTTACTACGAATTGCCGTAATGTCTATCCGTTAGACCCCTGTAAATGTGATTATGCCCTGTTTGGGTACGGTGTAAACAATAAAACCAAGAAAGAATCATGAAGAAACTATTGAGGAAACTGTTTCTATACTTATTCAAGGAAGATTTCCAAAGGATGAAAGCGTTGGAAAGGGATTTGGAAGGGTTAATTCATCGCCAGAAATGTGCAACCTCTTTGGCTGAGGTTCGTGCTGAACGTATCAGAAAACTCCTGGGGAACATCGATGTTTCAGTTGATGTTCATCATCGTTCAGGCTCATGGGCTGTCGTATCTTTACAGGGTGGGAAGACGGACTACATTAAATTCGTTGACCTCGATGAAAGAAGTCTCAGGGAGATTTCCTCCTTCCTACGACAGTTTGACAGGCAGAATGTCAAGATTGACGCCAACCCCTTTGATAGAAAAATGTTAAACGAAGAAATATATCGGATATGAAAAGATTGATGATTATTACAGCCGTGTTTGCACTCCTACTTACAGGGTGCGGCACACGTGTCAGTCATGACACGCTCATAGAACTGTCGGTGAATTGCATCACCGAGTACCAAAATCGAGTGAATGATATTCACCCCAAGAGTCTGGACGTGTCAATCAATGAGTTGGCTCAGAAGGAAGGTCTTGAAACTCGTGTGGCTACTTCTGAATACAGCGGAAAGGAGTACCAATATTCAAGAGCCTATCTTGATGACGGGACTGAATATTCAATTTCAGCGACAGACCACGGGGACTTCTTTTGGGTTCTTATAACGATAGTCAATTCTCAGGATAATACAATTCCCCGAAAGATGTGTGAACGTATCCGCTCGCTCGCATTTGAGAGAGGCTTGACGCTGTCACGTAATAAACTCTCAGACAAAATTGTGGGAGGGGATTTAGTGGTAAGTGATATGCTGAATGGAGTTGTAATAAGTATAGAGCATGACTAAGATAGGTATCATCGGAGCCGGAACAGGGGCACTCCCTTCGGAGGTTCTTAGGATGGCTGAGGAAGCGAATGTTGAAATTGTGGAACTTGACAAGGATTTCTCTCCTACTGACATTCCTCAATTCGAAGACAGAGTGTACACTATTCAGCCACGACCTGAACTTCCCCACATTGAATGGTGCGAGCCTGTACGGTTTGGAAAGGGAGGTTCGAAAAGTGGTAGGAGCGAGAAGCAAATCCGCAAGGACAGGAAGAGAAGCAAGGCTCGAAAAACTCATCGACGGAAGAAATAACGTATTATATCAGTCACGTGACGATAACCTGTTACACGGCTGCGCAACCGTGTGGCGTATTATTCACAATTAAAAATTCATATCAAAATGAAGAAAGATTTCTTAAACATTTCCCCTGAGTCTGGGGGGGGGGTCGACCCAAGTAACTGTAACGGCTGACCCAAATCCACAAATGAAAGAGCGTTTTACCACGCTTAACTTCTCATCCACTGGGGGGGGGGTCTAACTAAAGCCGTTACTGCGGTTCAGACTGGTGTTCCTTGGTTTTGTACGATAGGAATGAATTCCCGAAATGATTTTGATGGTGGTGAAAATAAATGGAGGGTCAATTGGCTTGTTATCCCTGCCGCTCCTCCGTCAATCGACGCTTCTGGGAACATTACTCAAATTTTATATTTGCCAAGAGAATGGTTCCCTCGAGATGCTACTGGTCAAGATTTCCAGACGCAACAATACTTTGATATTTCATTGATTGTCCACAAGTCTTTAATTCAAGAAAATGGAGACCCGATTGTTGAAATAGATGGAAATGAAAAACAGTTGGGCAAGACAACTGTTGGGGATTATTTTCATTATTCAGCTTTCAGTCTTGATAATGATTGGCTTATCACCCCTTCAACTCAAGAAAAACAGGTTCTAATTTCGGTTGATGGAGGCGGTCAATATCAACTTATTTACAATATACAAGTAGAGTAAAAATTAGACATTCTCAAAGATATCCCGGAAGAAATTCCGGGATTTTCTTTGCAGTCTCCTGAGAATCCATTACCTTTGTTGCGTAAATCAATTAAAACAATAAAGTCATGAAAGCAACAGTCGAATCAGTATTATTAAACACGAGTAGCCGTTCAGTTGAAATCTTCGCTGAAATCCTAAACGCTATCACATCTTGTGAAAACGAAAACGAACTCCGTGCGTGTATGAAACTCATACAGGAGCGTTTCCCTGTTTCCTTCAATTCCTGTTTCGTTTACGGCTTCGGTTCAACCCATATGTGGGTGACAGAGCCAGGAAGAAAAGAAAGATTAATATTCGTGGAGTTCTAATCGAACTCCTCGGATTCCACGTATAATTATCAAACATTTTAAACAAAAGATTATGGACATTACAAAGAAGAAAGTCATCTTCATCGACATGGACGGTACGCTCATCGATACCGTTTCCGGGAAAACCTTTCCGGAAGGAGTCTGGGACATGAAACTGAAAATGGAGGTTTTTGCGCAACTCAAGAAACTTCATCCACAGGCTGTTCTAATCGTATCTAATCAGGGTGGAATTGAACTGGGACACGTTCATCCCGCTATGTTCCAACCGAAATTCATCTACGTTATTGCGTGCCTTCAATCGTACATCGGTTTGAATACGCTTGTTGCCGGACAGTTCTGTCCCTACAATGACAAGAAGCATCCGAAGCGTAAACCCAATCCGGGAATGCTTGAGGACATGCTAGCTGAGTTCACTCACAATACAGGTATCACAATCGCCAAGGAAGACTGCCTTATGATAGGGGATGCCTCTGGTCTGGAAGGACAGTTCAGCGACAGCGACCTCAAGACGGCTAAGAACTTCGGGTGTGATTATCTCGACGTAACAGAGTTCACCAACATGGAACTCCCTGAGCCTCTATTTAAGGTCATTCGCCTGTCGGATGGTGAAGTTGTAAAGGATAAGGACGGTAATCCCTTGCAGAACCTTACAGAGAGCGAAGCAACCGACAAAGTTGTATTCCTTACAGAATCGAACCCCAAACCACAGGAGCAGTTCACATACGTGCCTATGCTGTGGGAAGTCCCTCACGAGCCAGAACAGGCTCCTCAACCGAAAGAAAAGATTATTCACATGAATCCTAAAAAGCAATAGACATGGCAATTATTGACAAAGACACCCGTATGACAGTTGCCAAACGGCTGGCAAACCTCAACTACAAAGAACAGATGGACTCGTCACTGGCGAAGTTGAATGAACTGTTCGAAAAGTACATTATCGGAAAAACTCCGGACGATGTATTGAAGTGTTTCAAGACACATAAGAAGTTCTTCATTCGTTGTAATGAACCATCACTGTCATCTTATAACCTTCCGAAGACGTTCTTTCCTGAAGATTGGGGAAGTAGAGGTTTTTATATTCACCTCAAGTTTACTCAGGAACTTCCTATTGCTGACGAAAAGGTTGAAGACATCGCCAAGAAACTTTCTGAAGACCATCCTATTGTTCAGCAAATCAAGGAACATCTCCTTCTTGAGCGAGACCGTTACTTCATGGAGAAGCGTCTGAAGTGTATGATGGAAACAACCCGTTTCACTCCGGAGCGTCTGAAGAACGAATTCCCCGAAGCATATCTCATCTATATGGATGTTATAACAGCCGACTGGAATGAAAAGCGTGATGACGCAAAGAAACCTGCTTCGAACCTGTGTGACACTATCGAGAATATCCGTGCGACGCTGAAACCTAACTTAAAGGAGGCATTGAAACATGATAAAGAAGAGGAATAAATTGGGGTGGTTCCTGAGGTGGTATTACAGCCACCTCCTCTTTGCTGCTCAATACGTGTCTTTTAAAGACGCTGGGCTTGAGGAACTGTTCTGGAACATCGTTACGTGGTATCACTTCTTCCGTCACTTTGAAGAGTTTACCTGTAAGATTCAGTGGTATGTTTCAAAGGATATGGTTGCCTACATTTTCATTCGAAACCTTGCAGATTGGTCAACAAAATCCATTTGTTTCAATGATAAGCCGTGTCCGTTGGTACAGGTAACTGAGAATCTTGACTGTTACAAACAGGTGGACGGAGCGATTTATGAGATTTCCAATGGAAGTCCAGTCGAATAGCGTTTATTCAGTACATTCATTTTAAATCGAAAGATATGTTGATATTCATCAAATCATGGATTACTCCCCCACAGGACAGTCCTTCAAAGGAATCACTCGTAGAGGTTCAGAAAGCCTACCGAGTTGAGAACATTAAAGAGGTGAGCGAAGTGAACGCTCTTGCGAACCCCAAGGGGAAGTTTCGCTTCTCCATTCTATTAGTTACAGGCGAAAGGCTTTACTCCTCCTTATACGGAACAAAAGAAGAAGCCGAGATGGCACAGGTATCCGCCATCACCGTTCTGAATGCGATTGAACTGTACTTCGAACGTTTCAAGCATGTGCCGGAACACCACGCAACCCCTGTAATGTTTCAGGCTCCTGATGCAAAACAGAAGAAGTTGGTTCCGGGAAAGATATCGATGTTCGATACACCCGTTTACACAATTCAAATTTAATCACCTAAATAATTCAGACTTATGAAAGTAGTTTATAATTTCATCTATTCCGACTCAGAAGGAAAGATTCAAAAATTTCAAATGCCTGTGGGTATCACAGAAGACATCGATGCTGATACAATGTATGACCTCTGCGTATCGTATCTTGAAGTTGGTAAAATACAGGGCACACCTCTTCATGCGGTATCAACCTCCGGTAAGTATCCGAACTATTGCTTCACCTCAACTGCTTGTGATGCTGAATGCGAGACTTGTCGTTCGAAGAAACTTACCAATAAGAGCGCACAGGCTTATGAGCCTCAGTCTCTTAACGGGAAAAAGATTTACATCTACGAAGGCAAGTTCGGAAAGGTTGGACAGTTCGGTCGACGCATCATTCAAAAATCCTACCTTTTGCCCGCACCAGCACTCCTCACCGACAATCTGATTGGCGACTTCAAAGCAGCCATGATTAAGGAAAAGGACGGTATGGGTTGGGAATTGTTAGGAATCACTCTGGTTCACGAACTCGACCCACAGGGTATGACAGACAAGGAGATTGAACAGTACGTCAAGACTCCGGAAGGAAACCTGTTTCAGCCTGACTCCGAGGAAAAACTTCCTGAGGAGAAAATGATTTGGGCTCGCATCAGCGATGAGAACGAAGACCGCACCGCTTGGGTTCCGGCTCTGGTTCGTGGTGAACAGGTATTGAGCGCAGTCGGTGAACTTGACAGTCCGGACAATCCTGAGGACACCCGTGAATTCATCGACTGTCCTATTCCGGGATATCGTGTCGTGAAAGACGATACTGACCCGAAGGAACTTGGTCTGGCTCGTATAGCCTGTGCAGTATATCCGCTCGACAGAAATGACAAGCGTGAAGAACCGTTCCTGTATATCAACGAATTCATCATTCCGGTAGGATTGAACAACAAAGAAGCCGTGAAATATCTTATGGCGTTGGCTCAGAAGTTCATCAAAGGGAATTGTGAGATTGAGCCTCTCTATTGGGAGTACCTGTCTTTTCTGAACGGTGAGAAATTAGCGACGGCTCACATTCTTGACCAGAGTATGAAGCCAGCCGACCTCGCCACTCCTCACTTCCTTGTCTCCTATACGGTCAATGAAGAAGAGGGTCGTGAATATACGTGTGTCGTTCGTTACCCTGAACGCATCACTTCGCCTATCATGACTATTCCGGCTGGTGCGTATGTGGCTCAGAAACTCAGGAAGTATTTCGGTGATAAAGTGAGCATCACACAAATGGATTACTTCGATGACGTGGTATCAAGCCTTGCGGTCATCTTATAAGGCTCTACACGGCAATCAAAGGTGTGCTCCGGACAATTTGTTCGGGGCATACTTATAACTTCCTAAATCGGCTATAATTGACGTCAATAGCATAAATAATTTCGTTTCAATCATTAAAAGTAAAAATTATGAAGAAAGATTTCTTAAACATTTCCCCTGAGTCTGGGGGGGGGGGTACGGCTTCAGTAAGTGCCGTTGCTGACCCTAATCTTCTTGCAAAAGAACGTTCTACAACCATCAATTTCTCCGCCACAGGGGGGGGGGGTCTGAGTAGAGCCGTAACTGCTATCCAAGACCCTGCCTTTGCTTATCAGGTTCATTCGAATCTGATTCTTGACAATTCCTTTAACAAGTTCAAGATTGAAAATGGAGTCTATCTGGTTCCAATTGATATGAACACTACGATTGGCGAAAAATGGAAACTTGTTGTTTATGACCCATTTTCAGTCATCACATCAATCACTGCAAAATATTACGACGATTATGGTCTACACGAACATATTGGGGATGACACTTTTAAGTCAGGTCCAGCCGGAACAGGAAAAGTTTGGTATCCTCAACTATTATCGAGTTGGGCAAGTGAATTTCCAGGAAGTCCTGGCTCAGCAAATATTCAGTTGATTATCAATGGCTCGTTAGCGGTGAAACTGTATTACAACTAAAAATTCTTTGAGAGTCCCGGAAGAAATTCCGGGATTTTCTTTGAAATCTCATTTCTTCCCATTATCTTTGTACTGTCAAACTTAAAAACAGTAAATCAATGGGACAATTAACATTCAAATCCGGCAGTGGTTATTCAGCCTCTTGGGAAGTCAGAAATACTACATTGTGTGCGATGGAAAATCAAGTGAAGAAACTCACTTCACTAATCAATGAACTTTACGAGGCTCGGGAAGAAATCCCAACAGCCTGTACATCGGAAAAGGACGAAGCCGACTATCAGATAAAACTTCTGAAGACTTCAATCGACAATCTGAACAAATTTATAACACTCCATAGAACCGCTTTAAACAAGAGCATCGAAGACGCTGTCAAATGGTACGGTCAGACGGCTCCTGAATGGTTCACTAAATAATCAAGGACTATGGCAAAGAAGATAAAATTCACATCGAAGAAGAACCCGAAGCCGTCAAAGTTGGCACGTGCGGGTGGTGACGTTCAAACCTCGTCAATTTACTATCAGGGCGAGCGTATAGGCTCGGTTGAGGGGAACACTCGTATAATACTGATATGCGACCCCAAACCTGTTTGTTTGAGACTAAAAGAACCCCAAGACCACAGGTATGCAGTAAACTATGTCAAGGAACACGCTCAATGGATATGGGACAACTACAATCTTCGAATCAAATCACAACTTAAAGAAAAGGAATCATGATAGCACCTATTGAAATCAATCGAGTAACGGTAAAGGGTGGAGCCGGAATGCCCACGTCAGAATATGCACAGTTAGTTTACAAGGGTGAGGAAATAGGCTTCATCAATGAGCAGGGAATTTTCCTAAAGATGTACGACCCTAAAATCACGACAGGGGTATTTCAGAATATCGGAGTCTTTGAAGGAAAGACCGTTGGTCAAAAGTGTCAGATGTTGGAAAAGCACTGGGACGCTATCTATGACCGTTATACAACGGTGGTGAGAGGAAAGTAATTTCACGACTATATTGATTTAATTGATTATTGATATTGAATGGCTGAGTCTTGAACTCAGCCATTCTTGTTGATACAGTAATAGTTCATATTCGTGTAACGAGTTCGAAAACTCTTAATGAATCATGAAGAAAGGGCTGGGATATCCCAGCCCCATATTTCAAATATACACCTGACGATTCCTCTATATAGGAGCTTGAATTGTTTGGTCATTATCTTGCAAGATAATGACCATGAAGTTACTCCAAGTATCACTTTTTGGGTTTTTAACAGCTATGGTTAAGCTATCCCCAGCATGAGCAAAAACTTTGGCCCCAGAATCAGGGTCAAGAACTTCCAAGCCTCGATTATTATTCCACTGAAATTGAGCCTGAGTACCAGTTCCAGAAAAGAAATGGCCTGGATATGTAGATGGAGAATTAGGAGCTCCCTGAGTCTGAGGCGTTATCTTAAACACATACAAGGTTACTAAACTCATTCCAGAGGCTGATAATTTGAGTGTAAGTGTGTTAACCTTTGGAGAAGCTTGCTCCAATTTAACTTTAACTGTCTTATTTGAATTATTTTGCTTATAAGTGGCAGTTCCAGTTCTGATACCATTATTAGGGTTGGGGTCTGCAGCAATTCTGTTCGTTAAAGTATGAAACCCAAAAGAACCTGTAACTGTCCATGGAACATTTTCCTGGGTTGGTGTTTCGACTCCGTTTATAACTTTCTTTCGGTAGGAAGTTACGGTAACGAATTTCGTTTCACCACCAGCGACGAAACTGAGCGATGTCGGAGTCACGGAGAAGTAATAGTTCCAAGTTACTACTCCCGCAGCCTGACTTGCGCCAACAGTACGTGTCATCCCGCCACCAGCGACTGAAAGGCTCGTACTGCGTGTGGATTCTGTCTGGTTAGCAGACGCTGCGACAGTCACAGTTGTGCTACCACTTCCTCCGGAGTCCGGAGTTGCTGTAATAAAATCTTTCTTCATAATTCTTAAAATTAGTTATAACTAAATGAAATTTCACCGCAAATTTAGCGGTTTATATCTCGAAATCAAAATCCTTTGTCGTTATCCTACAAAACGAGCCTTCCGGAGATAGGCAAATCACCTCTGTTTGGTCGTCTAAATACGATACAGATAGGACGGGGAGATAAGTGTATCCATCAATATAGAAAATGCCTGCAGGCTCCCCGTTAAGACCGTCAAACGTGGGAACGGGTATCTTGCTGGTAACAACCTGCCGCCCAGCGAATGGTCCGAAGTCCTTAACAGCCATTTTCGGGCAGACCAAAACCTGTTCAAGTTCGGTAATGAACTTTCGCTTCATATTCAAGTAGGAATTCAGGATTATGCCTGTTCCTATCTTCCCCTCGATACCGTATATCTTCCGAGTTTCGTTACGAATGACTTGGAGTTCTCCTGGGGAGAGTTCCTCGAAGTCCTTCTCGAGGATATCGAGAAGTTGCTTGTTTCTTTTCTCTTCTTTGTTCATGACTTCTCAATTTATATATGTATAACGTGGACGCAGTGGCTTTGCGATTGATTTTCGCCAGAAAATTCCTTTAACCATTCTTTCCACGAGTAAACGGAGTCGAAACACCAACCCAGGAAAATGTGAATTGGACACCGACTGTTTCGGGTACAGGCTTCTCAGTAAGCGGTTCGAATGTTACGGCATCAGCGAACAGTGCGACGACGACGCGAAGCGGAACTGCCACCTATACGCAGACTGGTAGTGGTAAGACCCAAGCAGTCTCCCTGTCGCAGGAGGCTGAGGCATGGTCAATCAGTTCAACAAATAT